ATGAGCGTAGTTGGTTGGCGTTCTGTAGCTTTTTCCCCTGACCTTTGTCTGGAAGACAATGAAGGGGAAGTAGAACACGATGAACCAAGCTGCCTTCTTGCTGAACAGAAGCCGTTCGAGGGCCTTCAGATCATCTTTGACCTCGTCAGGGACTTCTGGAATTTCACAGAGTTCCGCAATCTCGTCTACTAAACGGATGCGGATGGGCTGGATCGCCTTGGAGAAGCGAACAGATGCGAGCGCGTAGACGAGCAGTAGAGATGACGCCACGAGCAGCGTTTCAAAATGTGTCACGACTTTCCTCCCTACTTACGCTTACCACGATTCTTGCGGCGCTGTGAGACGTTAAGTTTTCTTCGATTGCGCAGCTGTTGCTTCATCTTGTCTGCATGAGGATAGGTAATGAATAAGTGTATTACCGTGGCGGTGACCAGAAAAATCACAACGCCGTCGAAATACTCACGTAATATAGTTAAGGCCCAGTTAAACAGGAACGCTATGAATGTGATCAATTTGTGACCACTTTCATCGTCTTTGAGGCCTGGTACGTCGTTGACCAACCCCGCAATGACAGCAGCTAACCCCAGAAGTTTGGTTAGTTGAGTAACAACCCAGTAAAACGACTTAAAGAAATAGTTCAAACTTCGTACCACCTTCCACCAAGGTGTAGGCAATCGGTGTCGTTCAAATCAATCTAAAACTGCTACAATCGATTGTAAGGCGCGCACCCGGAGATGCGCGCCTTTTGGTTGGCTTGCCAGAACCCACCCGAACCCAACTCGACACACCGTGCCAGGCCGTACCAGGCTTTGACGCGCCACGCCTCACCATGACCGTCTCAACTGGCCAAGCCTCACCCCACCGGACCAAGCCGTGTCTCAACCGAACATGCCACGCCTCGCCGCACCATGACCGCCATGACACACCAAGCCTCGCCGGACCGGGCCTCGCCGGACCAAACCGGGCCACACCACGACCGCCAAAACAGGCAGTATCTCAACATGACACGACACGAGTTGCCGCGACCGCCTGGCCAAAACGTGCCGCGCCGTAACGGTCCGGGCCACGCCTCGCCGGACCCTGCCATGACCGCCTTTCCTTGACCAGCAGGGGCTAAGCCGCCCCCACCACGTCACCGCGCAATTGTGTGACGATTTCTTCAATGGGCGTCAGATCAACACCCGACATCTCAGCTACACCACGATAGCGCTTGAGCCATGACTCCAGCGCTACTGCGCTTTGGCCCAAAAGCTCGGCAACGATTTTCGGATCGGTCACATCGCACGCGACGTAGCCGCCACCAGCTGGGCGCATCGACACCGGTGAAACCAAAGCTGGGAACTCACGCACGTCGACCGTGACCTCTTTCGCTTGGTTTGGCGCCGTGCTCACAACTGCCGTGATGCGCAATCCGCTCGCCATATTTCGAGCCAGCGAAATACGGTGTTGACGCGCAGCTTCCTCGTCTCCTTGACCGAAGAACCAAGGCCAAGCTTCGTGATCTGGAACACCAGACAACCAGTCCACAAACTCACCCGGGTGGAAGATGTTACGACCGGTCTCAGCGAGATACTCATCGATGATCCTCTGGCGCTTCTTCCTGTCAAATGCAGGCATTAAGCTGCCCTCCGTTCTCGCTCTTCCTCAAGAAGCGACATAAGCTCAGCGGTCTCTTCGTCAGCGTATTCTGGGTCATCCAGTGCTTCGACCTGAGCGGCCCGGCCCTGTTGAGTGATGTCGTTCCAGATGTCCTGCCAATCGCCCATGTCGTTAGAGCCGCAGACTGCGAACGTGCCGTAGCTGCCCTTGCCTTTCTCTTGGCGAAAGTCGCCGATCCCACAGATCACGCCTGCGTTGGACAGTAGCGAAACGATCGAATGGACAGACAATGTCGGCGTGACATAGGCGATATCGACCTCTGCGCACCATCGAGGAAGAAAGGCGCGAGAGCGAATATCGGGCGTCTTGTTCATGTCAGCGCTCCGTACAACATCCATCTTCAACTGAGGCGTGCCCCAGATGTTGATCCTTTGCTGCGGCAAGAAAATCAAACGTTGGACGCTGGTCTTTGTTACACCGGCTGTCTCAAGCGCGGCAGTCGCCATGGCGCCCTTCACGCCGGGCGCAGGGAAGCACAAAAGCGTGTCACCGGTCTTCTGACGATACACGCTGTCCTTAAACTCCTGTTCGGGATCGTGTTTGATTTCGCGCTTCTCAGCAGCAGTTTTCCTTCCCCCGCCAATAAGCAAAGACCGTTTCGCCTTGGCACTCATCGCGTTGAAGTAGAAAGGCGTTGTGCCAATCAGGCGAAGAGTGACCCTACCCTGCTTAAGTGGGTCGATCTGCAGTGTATCCGACTTCTTAGCTGGCATCAGACGATCTCCCATCCGCGATCTATTCTGAAAACCGCCTTCGAGAAGCCAGAGCTTTCGTCGCCGACTACGGTGGCTGTTCCCGTCTTGCCATTGGCAACGAAAAAGCTTTCCACGTTCTCTCCGTGACCTGTTGGCGCGCTTTCACGCAACAAGTTTAAGACCTCTTCAACACGCATCTGGATAGCTGCCTGCAAAGTGCTGCTGCTTAGATCGCTGACGGATACGGTTGGAGCGACGGCGCTGATTGCTGCGCCTGTAACAAACGATCTGCGGTCCATCATGCGTCCTCCAGCATACGAGCCACACCGGCCGGCGCGACTGGCAGTGGAGCTGGCAGCGTCACAGAAGCAAGGGGATCGAACCCTTCGCCACGCTGAAAGAACTGTTTCAGAATTGGGTCGTTCGTCAAATCAGCCAGAGTGAGTTCTTGGCCGTTGATATTATTGTCCGATAAACGTATGTTCATTGGGTAAACCTTTTGCAGGGTTTCATCGAAGGCTGCCGAGAGGGTCAGATACCTCGGCAGCCTTTATGCTTTTTGTGACGCCTCTTCACTGGGTTGGCGTTGTCCTTCTCCTTCAGTCAAAATCATGATCAGGTGCGTGTTCAACGAACGCCCCTGCGTAATCGCTTCAATCTTAAGCCTGTTCCGAAGGCTTTTTGGCATGCGCAGGGTGGTTGAAACCGTATCCCCGCCTTTTCTTGCTTGTATTGCGCTCATCGTCACCTCCATAAGTCCACGGTGCCATCACTCTTGCAGATATGGCACCGTGGACTTATGGCGTCAAGGTGGGTTTTTTGGCAAACGGGAAGAAAACTGGATTCGCAATGGCAAAGACAACTCGAGGAAGCGACAAACTGATCGTCAGGGTTCCAGACGGTATGCGCGACCGCATCAAGGCAGGGGCCGCCAAACGCGGCGTTTCGATGAATTCTGAGATCGTCCGCTGTCTCGAGATTGAGTATCCGCCACTTGCCGGTGAGACTTTCGGGGAGTTCTTGACGTTTGAGCGTCAGTCCAAGGGTCTAACGATCGAAGAACTGAGCGCGCGCTCGGGCGTTTACCCAGATTTTATCTACGCTCTAGAAAACGAAGAGCTTGTGGCGTTGAAGCTTGCAGATGTTCGGTTGGTCAAAGCTGTGACGCGCGCGCTCGATGTGTCAGACGAAACGCTGCTGATCGCATTAGAAGATTTCCTTCCGGACCCTCGCAAAGATCTGCCGGATCGAGAAATTCGGAACGATGCCCTTGAAAGGCCTGCGGTTCGGGACGGCACCTTTGACAAGCCGCCAGTTCGTGACGACTAACTCTAGTTTAGACTACCTTTTGGAGGCTCGTATCGTTGGGTATCAAGCGCCGTGAAGTCTGGAATGACCATATCAAACTCGTGTCAGGCTTGTTCAATGCCGTGGCCATTGGGGTTCTCGCCGTGGCTGTGATCGGGCCTCTGGCCCAGCCAGAGAACCCTTTTTTTGATTTTGGGGACATTGCCTCACAAGAAAAAGTCGAAACGCTTAACCTGATATTAATGGAAAGCCCGTGGTATACCTTGGTTCAGTGGCCTGTCGCAGCGATGGCGATAGCTACTCATGTGGTGGCGCAATTGATCTTGAGGCTTCAGATAGATGTTTGAACTTACTCACCTGGAAGCAATCGCAGCTGCTGGTCTCGCGTTCAGCGCGACTATAGCTCTGGTCTTATACTTGATCCGCAAAGCTTTTCACGAAGACTGACCGTCAGCCGCCTCTTTCAGCGCCTTGCGATGTTGCTCCATCGGTGAGTAGGAGCGCGGGTCTTTGCGCGCGAACCCATCGGCAAATCGTTGACACATCGCGTGAACTGTCTCGATTTCCCACACCGTCGAAAGCCGCTCAGTCAGCGCGACATAGGCTTGGATCTCCGGCCAGTCGGTCGCTCTGTCACCCCCCATGGGCATGGGCCGGGTTGGCGGAAGATTTAGCATGATTTCAATCAGGTGTGCGCCGTAGTTAACGTGCGGCAGATCGAGATCCTGTTTGTATTCCTTGAAAACCGATAGCCGGTTCATCTCGTGCGGCACGTCCTTGCCGTCGACCTTGTCCACTGGGGTAGCAAAGAGCCACCCCAGCTGTGCCGAATAGAGTCCAAGGTCGGCTGTCAGTTTCCCAGATAGCGGTCGTGGTCTTCCGCCGCGTCGATCACTTGCTGGGCGAATGTCCGGTTGACGACACGAGGCTTGGGCACCTTCTGCGTTTTACCGTCGACGTCGACATCCATCAGGACGTTTTCACCGTTTTCGTCTTTTTCAAGTTCCCAGGCGGGGAACGTCATGTTGAGGACTTTGCGGATCATCGTCATATCGGACCCGACCAGAACATCGCCGATGCTCATTTCGTCATCCGCCCGGATGATATAACGCATGGCCGTCTGGATCTGGGTTTCGTGCTGCTCGCTCATAAACGCCTCTTCGGGCGTCTGGTCCTTCTTGCCTTTCTTGCGGCTCTCGGCTTTGACCTTTTCGTTCATCGCCTTTTGCGCCGTGGGTGAGATCACGCCACGAACCCAAAAGCCCGTTTTCCCGTCACCCAGATCTTTGCCGGTCATTTGATCGACCAGAGGCACAAAGTAGCCGTCTTCGGCACGCTGACGCGTGTCCTGTGTTTGCATGTCCATGCTGAATTCCTGTTTCGATGTGTGTTTCGGTGTTTGTTTGATCGGCCCGGACGCCACCGAATACGCCCGGGCCGCATTCCGGCAGGATATTTCCTTGGGAGGAGTCGCCGGAATTCCTTAGACAGCGACCTTGGTGAAGTCGCTATTGACGACGATCACCAGCTGGTAGCCGGGCTTGGTGCCCGCATCGCCCTGCAACGTCTGGAAGTTGCGCACCAGGCCGTAGAAATAGTGCTTCTGCACCGGGGTCTGGATCAGGAACGAGTGGTTGGTGTTGTTGCCGTTGGCCGCTTCGAGGATGACGCGACCGGCATCGGTCAGGTCTTCTTCGTCGAGGACAATGGTCACTTCGCCGCCATCACGCGCACCGTTGCCGTGTTTGACAACACCGGACTTGAGGCGTGTGGCCGACAGATCCGAGTGCTGAGCACCCAGAGGCGAGAACGAGATGATGTTCGACACTTCCGTCATGGACAGTGCGGAATATCCGGTATCGTCTTCGGTCGCCGGCTCACCCGATACGACGCTGACCGTTGAGCCGATATAGCTGGTCATTTTGGACTCCTTTGGTGGGTTGGACCCGGGCGACAACCGCACACGCGGAACCGGCCCGCCCGGGAGGCCGGTATTCTGAAATCAGCGCTGTGAATGGATCAGGCTGGGTAAGCGACGAAGCGCACGCGGACCGTGCCGCGCAGAACCGCAGTATCTGGGTATGGCTCCGCCTTTTGCGGCACCATGCGGATCAGGATGGCCCCACCGGTGATCGAAAACCGATCGCCCTCGGGGTAGACTGCGGCGATGGCGTCAGCGTGGCTGGTGTTCAGGGCCGTGCCCTCGTTGAGGGTCGTGCAGATCGTTATGATCATGGTGCCGAACGTCTGCACGTTGGCATTGCCCTTGATCGTCCCGCCTCGGTCATCCATCTCGGCAAAGTCGAAAAGCACCTGACCCGCGCCTGGCTCACGGTCAAACCCCGGCAGGACCGGTGTGAGGCCCAAACCATCGACGACAGTTTGAGCGCGCAGGATCAGCGCTGTTTTGATGTCATCACGCGTCATGGGAACCTCGCCTTCGCTTCGGCCACAGCTGCGGCCACGTAGCCCGGAAATTTCTCTGCCGCCGCATCAATCCAGAAGGTGCCGGGCGTGGAGTCTGTCCCATCGTGGACATACCCCGCATAGGGCGCGATACCGCCGCCCCATGAGAACGTAATCGACATCCCGGCCCGGAAGCCCGCCAAACTCATGACGTGGCTGTCACCGCCGCCGCCAAGGCTTGTCGAACCATAGAGCGAGGAAGTCAGAGACGCCGCAAGGTTGCCGAGATCACGGGGGATGACGCCACGGGTACGGCTCCCGCCCCGTGTGATACCCGGCGCGACATCGATGCCGCCAATCATCCGGCCCACGGACTCTTGAGCGATCACATCCAGACGCTTGCCGACTTTGGTTGCCCATTGGGGGAGTTCCTGGAACAGATACACTGTCATAAGTCACCTCGGATCTTCGAGCCAAGCCCAGCATTTCCTACGCACAATGGAGCTGATTGCTGATTTACTTACACCAAACTGCTTTGCCAAAGACGTTTGCGAGCGAGTGTTTGCGAGCGATCTTATCGCTATGACGTTAGCCGCCGTCAGCTTAGCAGAACCATGACCTTCACCTCGATTGGACGTTCCATGCAGAACCCGGTCCATTTGGTTTTGCGATGCCGTAGCCCAGTACAAATGCACAGGGTTCACGCAACCGAGGTGCCCATTCCCGCACCTGTGAGCGGCATGCATTTCAGTCTTCGGCGGCTTCCCGTGCTTGCGCTCACAAATAACCCTCGAAGCAGTGGATTGCGTGCCCATCGCCGACCGAGCAACACCATATCCGTTCGATAAATTGCCAAAAGGCCAAACAAGGCACGCTTTCCTATCATAAGCGACATGACGTTCGATCCATTCTTCAATCTCAACAGAAAAATGGAGGCTATTTGATCGCCCGTTTAAGTCGCCGTGGAATTTTAGTCGCCGAATATGGGTTGAGCAAAGTCCACGCGCATGAGCCGCGTTTTCGCATCCTTCGACAGTGCAATCACCCTGTGACCCGCCAATTTGAACAACCGTTTTTTTCGGATCGCCATTTCGCTGCCAACGCTTGTAGTGTGTTCGGCACCAGCCGCGAACACCACCATCTTTCCTTAGTGAACTGCGACTACAGCCTTCAATGGCGCAAGTCCTGACTGTCATATCACCGCCCCAGCTTGGAAATGAAATCGATGCGCTGGCGGAGGAAGCACCGGCAATTGATGATCTCTTTCGCCGGCGCCCCCAGGGATCTGTCTCCGGGATAGCGCATGCTGTAGCCGCCGACATTGAAGGTCTCGCCCTGCCCGCGCTCTTGGCCATCCGCCGCCCGGTGCGTGTCGCGCGTATCTCGGTCAGACGAAGAGTCCCAGATGTTCACGATGGCGCTGCGGTCGATCTCGCCTTTGTCGACCATCTGCTCGAGGCCTTCGTGTTTCCCAGCATGGACAGCACCCAGCAGCTCAGTCCGGGCAATCCGCTCGCCCCGGTTGCGTAGCAGGTTGTTTTCCATTCCCGTCAGGATCTTGCGGGCGTCGTTGGCTGAGATGGGCTTTTTGGCGAAGATGGCCCGCGTGACCATTTTGTCGTAGCGTTTGTCTCTGGTCTTGCGGTCCAAGTAATTTGCAAGCGCCTTGGGGTCACCACTTGTCAACTCGGCAAACGCGGTGTTCCGCATATCTTTCTCGCTTTGAAGAAGGCCGATGATGCCCCCCTCTCGCTTGCGCGTCTGACGATTTACCCGGCCCACAATTTCCAGCGCCACAGAGCGCGGTGATCGCTCTTGCTCGAACGCTTCCCGCAAGACCACACGCAGGGATGCCCTCTGCTCTTCGGTGATCTCCTTGACCAGCTGCGAAGACAGGGCTGCGACGTTGTCTCGGGCGCGGACGTTCATCGAGTTGAATTGATGGGACACCCGAACACCCGCCGCCTTGGCCTGGCTCACCACATCATCGACACCGAAAACCGCGCCCGCAGTATAGGCATTGCGGATCGCGTCATCGAGAGACCTGAAATAGCCTTCTTCCATGTTCAACAGGCGCAGCGCCTCGTCGGCATCCCGGTCAGCAATAGCTTGCACGATCAGACCGATTTGCGCGTCTGATTTGATGGAAGCGATGGACTCAAGAAAAGCCGCTACAAATTCCGGGCCGAGTGCTTCGATCAGGTCTGCAAGCGTCTGTTTACCCGCCATAAGGCGGGATCACCCGCGAAGTGACCACCTGCAAGATGGGCATGGGCCGAGCGGCCGGAGTCGGTTGGACAGGCGTTGCCGTGATGGTCGCGTCCACGTTGTCGCCATAGGCATTGCGGATCGCCAGGTTCAACGCGTCAACGGCACGGTGAATGTTCTTTGCGTGGTCCGCTTCCGTTTCCGGGTTCAGAATGGGCGGCTTCGGTTTGAGGGTTGTCATGTCTTGGTCCGTATCTGCCAAAAAAAAGGATCAGGTAGGCAACAGCGTGCCACCTACCCGCCAGAAACGCCGACTGGATCAGCCGCGCCGATTGTTCTGGGTAGTCAGAAAGTGCTGATCGATCCGGTTCGTGTTTTGGCATGACGCCAAAACGCTTGCCTGATCAGGACACCGGCGCAATGGGTTTCGCGCCGGTGTCGCTATTTGCGGGCATACTCACGATCAAGGGAGATCTTAAGACTGCCAAGCCTCAAAGTCGGTTTGCTCTTGAGCGGTCAGATCGCGGTCTATGACGATACCGCGCGCGCCAATTTCGCCTTCCAGCACCCAAGCACCGGTGGCAGGAAGTTTTACACCGGGCCAACTGCCGAGAACGGCATTAGAAACCTTGAAAAAGACCCAATTCCCGGTGGCCAACAGGCTGTGACTTTCACCTCGCGTTGCCGGAGCAGATCCTCCCTCGCTTAGTGTGACTGCCCCCGCGCCCGCGTTAACTCCTGTACTCGCCGACGATTCCTCGGAAGCTGCGATGTACTGGTTCCCGCTTCCACTCAAGACAATAAATTTCGGGTCACTCGTCTTGAGTGCCAATGCGACGGTCATGTCCGACCCCAGCCCCGATGACATCAACGTCAGTCCATCATCCACACCATCGAAGTAAAGCACCCCGTTGTCATACATCTCGGGCTGTTCAGCCTCGGTTGGCTGATAGATGTGGTCGCCGGGAAGGTGTCTGACGGAATTCACCGTGACAGTTAGTGTGGAAAAGGCGTTCGCACCGATCGATATGACATTAGAGTCCTTGGCGGGCAAGATACTCACGAAGTTACCGTCTCCTGAGAAGCTGGCGGAGTACGGGCTTCCGGTCGAGTACGTGCCGCATCTGACCGTGTGAGCACCCTCACCGGTAGAACCGCTGACGGTGTAGTCGATCAGGTAGTAGTCTCCCGGAACAAGCGTGGGCGTCAAAATAAGGTTCTCGTTCTCAACGAGAGCTTGAGACTCACCCGACGCGAGTTCTGATCCCAACCCACTAAACGCCGTCGTGCTGGACCCGCTCGTACCGGAGGTGACCATTCCGGCACCTTGGCTCGTGTCCAGAATGAACGCCACACCATCCCCGGAACCTGCGCCCTTCTCAGCCGCTGACCATGCCGGTGTGACAGGGGTCAGGCTTGTGAGAGGCCGGTTGATGTCGTTGGCCCAAAGGACGCCTTCTTCGGAGCTCTCGAAGAGTGCAACGGGGTCGAACGGTACAGTTACCAGATCTTCGACTTGGGTCGCCTCTCCTGCTGTCAGGTCTCGGTCTATCACAAGGATGCGGGGTCCAATTTTGCCGTCGAACCACCAACCCGAGTAGTTAGACAAGTGTAGATTGGTCCAGCTCGAGATATCCGCGTTCTGGATCATCATCGACTTCCAGTTGCCGTCAGACAAGGTTTCATGAAGGGCGTCACGTGTCGCCAAAGCCGCACCTTCCAAGAGATCGCCGTTGACGTAGAGGTCGGCGTCTCCCATGAAGCTAGGCTCTGCGGTGGAACCGGTGGAGCCGTCGTGTGCGGGGTGACTGTGTTGAGAACCAGCGTCTCCAGAGAACACGAGGAACTGTTGGTCGGAACCCTTCAGACTTAGCGCAAAGGTCATGTCCGACCCCAGCCCCGCCGACATCAGCGTCAGATTGTCGTCAGTGCCGTCAAAGCCCAGAGACCCGTCCGCAAACAGCGTGGGCCGTTCGGCGACGACCGACTGGTAGATGTGGTCGCCGGGGAGGTGCTTGACGGAGATGTTGTCCACCTCGAATTCGCCTGTGGTGTTCCCGGACCTGATGGAGACCGTCGAAGCTGAAGACTCAGCCTTAAACAAGATCGTATAGGTGCCATTTTCTGACACGCCGTCTGCGACCGTGTAGTTGAGGATGCTGTTGACGCTCGAACCGTCGCCGACGCTCAGGCGGGCTTCGTTATTGTCTATCGGGAAATAGTCGAGCGAGAACACGTACCACTTGCCAGCTTCTGTTGGGACCTGCTGTTTTGCCCCGTTGAATGTTGTCCCCGGATCAAGGTTCATGCGTCCGGCGGACCATGTGAGGCCGGGAGCGCCCCCGTGTGGGTTCCAGCTTGAGATATCGCTATCAAAGTCACCATTCGTGATAAGCTCAGATCCCAAGCCACTAAAGCTGCCGTCCGAGTAGGCCGCGCCGTACTTACCGTCGATCAAAAGCGCAACGGCATCTCCCGTCCCAGCAGCTGTAACAGGCGAAAGGCTCGACAATGCGCCCTTGGCGGTATCGATAAACACGCCTTCTTCGCCGCCAGTGAATAGCGAAGTCGGGTTAAACGTCGACACACCAGCAGTCGGAGCCTGACCCGCCGCAGCGATCGCACCAGCGCCAGGTTCCGCAAGCGCGGGAACGGTCGGCAGTGCATGGCCGAGAAACGTAACTTCACCCACGCCGGGCTGAGCTTCCGCGCTCACCATCGGTGTGAACACACCCGAATGGCTGATTTGCAGATCGTAATAGAGAACCGTTCCGCCGGGATTGAGAATGGTGACTGACACCACCTCAAAAGCCTCCGAGCCGATGCCGATTTCGTCCTTGGTCTGGGGGGCAACACCAGCGGAGGTCGACACAAACACTTTGCGAGTCTCTTGACCGGTCGACACGTCATCACGGGATGCATCGGACTGCATTTGGCCCAAGTCACACAGGATGATCGCTGTGTCGGTATACTCGATGGCCGGCGCCCAAGGATCGCTGCCGGTCCCCTTCTGACGCAAGGTCGCACTACGCCCGAAACGCGCAATCAAGCGCTCGGCGGAAGATTTCATTCGGGCGTAGTTGAAGGTCATTTTCAGAGTTCCGTAAACATTGCCGCCATAGCCATCGAACGAAGGCCTGGCTCGTCGTCCTTGTCTGCAATCGTGAGGCCCGACAGCTCGTCCTCTTCGAAGCCGTGGATCAGCAGTATCTCGACAAGCTCCGCGCGGGTTGCTTGCCTCACCTCTTCCCGCGACACCGGTAAGGGTGGCTGCGGTTCTGGCGTGTCGTCCTGTAACGTCAGATCACCGGCTGACATCCGCGACTGGATGTGCGGGCACTTCTGGATCGCGGACAGGGCCGATACGTCGACCCGCAAAGACCCTTCCGCCGGGATCACGTGACCCGTGCGCGCTGTGATCGTCTGCATCGTGTTGTTCGTCAGTTCCATGGGATTTTGCCTTCTTAAAAATCGATGTCGAAGCCGTCGCCAAAAAGGCCCATGAGGACCACGCCGATCCCTACGCCGAGCGCCAGAAGCAGGAAAAACAGGCCCGGCACGAAATACAGCATGCCAGCGACTGTGGACGCGCCGAGGCCAAGAGTGGCGTACAGGCGCGCGTTGCTAGGTTGTTTCTTTTTCATGGGTCATCCCAAAAGATAGGCCAGAGTGACCAAGGCCACGTAGGCGAGGTTGATGATCAGAATTGCTGGTGAAACCGCTTCGACAAGTTCGACAAACATCTGTTTGTCCTTTCTCCTAGTCGTGCGGGCGCCCGAATACGCTGGCTGTCCATCCACTCATGGACCGTACCCGTGACGCCCATTCGGGCGGGATAGTCTGCCAGATCTTTCGAAAGTCGTAGGCTGGGCTGTGCCCGTTCTTGGCCACCCAATTTTCCCGGCCCCCATAGTGGGGAGACGCGGTCAGGGGCATGCCGCACAGAAGCGCCTGGTCAAAGCCCAGATCGACCAGCGCCACGCGCAAGGCCAGAAGGCCGCTCGACCCGCTTATCGACATGTCCATGCCCGGAAAGGCCAAGGGTGTCTTGATCACATCGGGCATCACCGGGCCGTGTGGCGTCTCGTGGCAATACAGGCGCAAGGCATCCGGATAGGCGTTCTGGCGCCGTGTCGAGATCCAGTTTCGCTTCTGGAAATTGGCTGGATGGATTGAACACCACGCATCGAGCGGGCCGCCCCAAAGCGTTCCGATCTCGTTGCAGGCGACCACGCCATCGACCACGCCCCGATAGGCCTTGATGTCGTCGAAGACGTGTTCGGCGCCGCCCAAGACAAGTGCGACAGTCATAAAACCAACCGCAGGAAAAAGACAAAGAGCGTGGCCAAAATGGCTAAGGTCGCGAAAGCGGTCAGGACGATCACAAACACGCCCAGCGTCTTGGTCGCCTGATTAACCGATTTTTCCGCCTGCTTTCTCGCGCAGATGCTTCTCGCAAGTTGCACCTCAAGCGATTTGATTTGTCTTAGTTGTTGACCATTCACTTCGCGCAGATGCTTCGCATCTTGAGCATACTTCAGGTCCAATGGTGTCGGTGACATGGTTCATCCCTTCGGTAGGTGGCTAAGCCACGGGAATACCGCCTCATTTCGTGCGCCAAATCTTAAAGCCCCAACCGGCGGCAGGATCATTGGGCTTTGGCTTCCCGTGGAATGCGACAGCCACCACATTCGGATCTTTGGGGGGCGCGTTGCGACAATGCGCCTTGAAACTCACGACGCCGGGCAGCGGATCGATCTCAGGATGACGCGCGCAGATGTATCCCTGATCTCGGTATTTCGACTGCGAAAAGCTGTGCATCACAGAATGCGGATGGGCTGACATCCGGTCGTATAGGTGCCCGGCGTCATCCCCCTCCCAAGACATGGCCGTCGTGCAGAACGGGGTCACGCCATTGGGGTCGACCATGATCGAAAGGCGTGACCTGCGCAGATACCTCACGTCGCCGATGATCACCGTGTCCAGATCCAGATACACAACAGGCCCGTCAAACAGGCCCGGCCGGAAAAGTTCGATCTTCGACCAGACCGCCGGCCAATCATGTTTCAGGCGGATTGCTCTGACCCCATACATCTCGACAAGTGTAGGCGTATCGGTCAGGCAAACGACATCAATGCCAGGCGCATGCTCTCGCGCCATCCTTGCCAAGTGCTGGACCCATTCGGCGGAATAGATCCCACCGGATCTTAGGACGCAGGCTAAAACGGTCATGGTGAAATCGCTTCGAACACCGTGAATTGAAACGCCGACACCGTCTGGACATCCGAGCCAATGGTGACCCGCAGTTGCACGTCGTAGAGGCCCGGCTTGTCCGCAAAGGCACCGGCGGCAAAGCTGATCAGCACTTCGCCACCAGCAGCGTTCGAGATCGACGCAGTTCCGACAATCGGCGCATCGGTCCCGGCCCTTGCATAGGCCGCAAGGGTGGCTCCCGTGATATCCTTCGCCGCCGGATCGTTTTCCTCGTCCGTGATCGTGACGAGGATCTTTTGGTTATCGAGGTCGTAGATGTCTGCGACAGCCATTATGCCTTGTCCTTCCAAGTTGCTGCGATGGATCCTTGAGCACGCCAAGTCCCCGACACCGTGCCCTGCCCGCGCCACAGACCCTCGTCCATCGACTGGATCGTGATGTCGGAATTGGTCAGGACAAATGGCGCGTGGCCCACGCTGCCAATCGTACCGGTGCCGGGCTGAGACTCTGCCGCAGCCCGGGTCGATGGCGCGGCCCCCAAAACACCTACGGTGCCTAAGCCTGGCTGGGCCTCAGCTGATCCACCGGTGTCATAATTGGCCTGCAACGTGTCGAACGCCGCGTGCATGTTTGCCAGTTCGGTAACGCTCAATGCATCGGACGCAACGAAGACGGCAAAGATCGACGCGTCGGAGTAGATCCCCGAGCTATTGCCAATCTCCATGTAGGTGACCGCATCGGGTTCGGACACAGCGTTGCCGGTATCCAAAGCCACGCCATCCGTGCCGTGCAATGAGATGACGTTGCTCGCGCTGCGCACCACAGACCGCCAGCCGGGATCCACATCGAGTCCGCTGACATTTTCGTTCGACCCTGAAAACAGGTTGTAGCGCGCTGCCCCGGTATTGATCGTGCGCAGACGCGTATTGTTGTCGTCCGAGTTGATCATATAGCTCGAGTTGGACCCGACTGCCGCAACTTTGACGCCATAGGCGGACGCGTTCTGACCCATTTCCGAACTGGGGTTCACGCCAAGACGCAGACCGCCTGTGGAGTCGGATTTGCCGGTCCAGCCAGACACCGGATCCCAGTCCCAGATATCGGTCAGCTGCCCATATTGGTGATCCAGCTCATGATCCGCGTTGACGAGATCCTGCGCAGACGCGTAGCGATCCCCAAGGCGCAAGAAGACACGCAACAGCTTGGCCCACCAGGTGGACGCCTTGGCTGTGGTGAAAAACGTGTCGAACTGGTCCGCTTCTGAGCCAGAGATCGTCCCACCCTTCGACGCTTCGACCGCAGCCGCAAACGCAGTGGTCTCCGCTTCCCGGGTCGGCGCGGACGCATACGTGGTGACGGTCCATGTATCCGATACACCGCCAATCTCGACAGTCACGTCCTTGGCTGTGTTGGTCGATGCATCCGCAGTGGTCCGAACCCGGATCCGTTGAAACTTGTCGACAAACCCGGACGAGGCCCATGTCGCCAGCTCATAGTCGAGATCCAAGCTGTTGAGCACTTGGAATTCACCGTTGGTGATCGTCACAGCCGCTTGGCGTTCGATCCCCTCGATGTCGATGGGTCGGGAATAGACCGTTGCCGAAGGGGCAACACCCGAGACGTCCGGGACGCTGAAGGCATCAGGCACCGCATCAGTGATCGCGCCATAGGTGGCGTCATGCGTGTCGTCATAAACCGCATAGGAGCGCTGGCCGATGCCGGTCGCCCATGAGACCTCGACAGGGTGGATCGAGTTGAAATTGGTGACGTCGAAGTCGGTATCGACAACCGCGGCATTCCCGTCAGCAACACAGACAGCAATCGTGGCTTCCCGCACCTTTTGGGCACGACCGAAGCCTGCGCTGTTTTCAGTCTCGGACGCGCCCTCGTAGCCGAGCGGGCGGATACGCTGAGCGATGAACAAGCCAGTTGAGATCCGCGACCGGTATGCGGTCAGGAACGTGGTGAAGTTTGTGTTGTAATTGGTCGCCTTTGTCTCGTCATTGGCGTCGGCCTCGCCCTGATTCCACAGGGTGATCTCTTCGATGAAGCCAAGCGGGATCAGCGCCCTTGCCCGGTCCATCTTGTCTTCGAGTTGATCGAAGCGCTTGCCAGATGATCCAGGCGCCCACTGGTCCGCGATATCCTGACCATTGACGCTTTCTTTGACCACTTTGACAGGGCGCGTGTCCCCAGCCTGACGCATCTGGTAGATAAACTCGGCCTCTGCGCCCCACGCCCATCCGGTGTTGTCAGGATCGGACGTGCTGGTGCCATCGGCGGCGACGACATAGTTCTCAAACGTCCCGGTCGAGATGTCGTCGCCGCTGCCTTTAACAAAGATTTTGACATCCCCAAGGGAGCCATCTGTCAGGTACGCGGGCGGCGTTCCCGATGACAGACCTGCAATCCGCGAATTCGACTGGCCCGCAACGTTGATCAAAACGTCTGTGGCCAATGCGTTTCCGGCTGTGGGTGTGCGCCCTGCGACTGTCGCGGCACCGACGCCGGGTGACGCTGTGGACGCCGCTGACACGCTTGGTGCCAAACCTGCAACCGCGACGGTTCCCGCGCCCGGTGCGCCACCAATACCGCTGGGCAGTGTCGGTGCCTGACCCAAGGCCGTGACAGAACCAGCGCCAGGTGTCGCCTCTGCGCTCGACCCCGATGTCGTGATTCCGATATCGAAATGCAGGGCAACCCATGCGTCGGTTCCTGAACCGCCGAACGCATCCGGATCCAGCGCCCCGGCTGTGGCCTCCGCCTTAAACGCGGCCATGATCGTGATGCGATTGGTTTCATCGATCGCTTGAACGTTCTCGAAGCCCGATGGTGCCGTGATACTGGAAGCGACGTTTTCGTCATCCAGAAAGCCGCAGATCACCCGTAGTTTGTCCGCACCGCCTGTTGTGTGAGACGGAGGGTTTGGCATCCCAGACGATGCAGAGGCCGACTGGATCGCCGACAGCGTGCCATCAACACCGCGCAGGACAACGACAAGCGCCCGGTCGACAGTGCTCCGGTCAATAATCTCGGAGACCGTAATGCTGGTGTCGGGCGTGCTGCCCATGACCTGTGAAAACAGGGACGATGTCGGGGCCGAGCTGGTGACCTCGAAATGGCTGGTATAGGCGCCCGAGTTGTTGCCGGTTGCTGTAAAGCCATCCGGGTTGGTGTCGCCGCCACACAGGACGAGGACCAGATCGCCCTCGGCTGTGCCGCCTGGCAAGGTGATCGCCGTGGTCACCGCACCTTCGGCGATAGATCCCTCGGCTGTGCCGACAATCGAATATGCCATGCGTTACGGCTCCCGGTGATGGGCCGCTTATGCTGCGGCGGTGGCGGTGATGGTGAAGACGCCCGAAGCGTTGATGGTCACAGAGAAATCATCCGAGCTGGACGACAGAGACGATCCATCTTCGAGTTCGCAGAAGCACAGCGGGATATCGGTTGTCGCCAATGCGCCGTTGTCGTCGGCATCGCGAACGATCACCGCGTAGGCAACATTCGACAGGGTCGACGTGGTCCATGTCTGGTCATCGACATCAAAGGTCGCCACAAGGTTCGACCGTGTCAGTCCTGTCGTCAGGGCCTTGCCGTTGGCCGTGTAGCCGGTGCCGCTGATCTCGTTCGCCGAGATATCAGACCACGCGTCATCCGTGTTCTGGTTTGGTGTATATCCCGTGCCGACCAGCACCATGCGGAAGCTGTCAGTGTCGAGATCGATGGTGCCGTCGAGGATCTTTTCGAGAGCATGGCCGTAGACGGCCCAAGGATTTGCAGCCATGGGTTAAGTTCCTTGTGTAGGTGGTTGATTTGTTTAGTTTCTGTCGTCTTCGACGTGGTCGAGCACTAATGCGTGCAAACCGACCTGCAATGCGCCAAGAACGGAATATGAGCCGACATGGCCGTGGAAGTGGTAGCCGCCGGAGTTGTCGTGGAATTGCACAGCACCAGCGATCCCAACGATCTCACCGCTGCGCGCCATCTCAAGCATCTCTTCGAGACCTTTGACGCACATTTCGTTGGGTGTTTTGCCATCCGACAGGGTTTCGCCGGTGATGCTTTTGATGTTGCTCATGTCAGACCCTCATGCTTTGGGCCGAGAACCGGTTGCCCCCAGCCGACCGGACAAAGTCACGGATCAGATCATTGACGATCAGCATGACGGGTCGGCTGTCCTTGGGCGAGTTCTGCGAGATGTCGAATTCCGTTTCGAAAGGTCCGACCTTCTCGCGCTTGACCGCTTGGGCTGGGGTGACGTCGGGCTGAAGGTATCCTGGCGTGGTCAACTCGCGGAGAGCCAGTTCGGCCGTCGCCCTCTGGATCTCCGCAGGAACAGACGTGCTTGCCACAGAATACCCATGCCGGTCACAAAGACCGTCGCGGGGGAAAGGCATCGATTGCTCGCGCTGGCCGACCGGGAACCCGACCCAGTCCAGCGCGTCCCGAAGGTATGCACATGCTCGCCGGATCGCCGATTCCTTGTCCGCGTCAGATCCGGTCCAATCGCTATTTCCCAGATCAGAATGATAGGTGTCGGCATATGCGAGGGAGATCATGCTGTCCGCATTGGTCAACCCCGTGCCGTCTTCGACGATCAGCGACATGTTTTAGCCCTTTGCCTGTTTGTCCTTGATCCGGGTCACAAGGGTTTCGTCTTCGGTGCGGATGTTGAAACCGATGCCCATCTCGCGAGCGATCTCTTCAAGATCGGCCCGGTCCAAAGACGCCAGGTCGATCTCGTCTTCGTCCTCGGGGTCTTCCGGCTCGGCTGGTTCCGGTTCAGCCTTAGCTTTCTTCGGCGTCTCGGGTTTTGGCTTTGCCGGTTCACGCTGACCGCTGCCACCTGCCGGGGTGTGGATCTCAGGGTCAAAATCCGACTGGTTGATGATCAGCGTCTCGCCGTTGGGCGCTTCGATTTCGATGGTTGGAACGCGCATGTTTTCCTCTGCTATGTTTTTACGTGGACTTCAAAAACCGGGACGCCGGCCTTTTGAGATTGCTTGACCATGTTCGCCGTCCCTGCCCCACCAAGGAACGAGATCACGACGTCAGGCTGACCCTCTTTGATCATTCGACCGTTTCGAATTGGGCCAGCAGATCTGCCGTGTTCGGCCCAATCTGCTTCGAAGGTCTTGACCGGATAGCCGCGCTCGTTTGCCCAGCGTCGAGCCATCCGGTCAGCCCCTCGTGCGCCGCCTTCGACAAGCGTGACAGGCCCGCCTATGGATTCAGCGAAAGCGTCCAAGACCGCACAGAGGCACCGCCAATCCGCGAAGTCTCGACCCCCGCAGATGGCAATTGTCATCACAGCTTTTCACCCTTCGGCGGGAGAGCATCGGCAACGGCTTCATAGGCTTGCCCGCTCGAAACCAGACAGGAGATGCCGTTGGTCATCGACACGATGATCGTCCATGTGCCGCTTTCAGCGGATGCGAAGATCTCGACAACCGAATTGTTATTGCCCAGCCCCATGCCGCGACGGGTTTCGCCGTACTTGTCCGCCAGGCGCTCGACGATGATCGAACGCGGCGCGCAATTCCTGTTTGTCTGGGCCTCAGACAGAGTTGGGGAAAGGATCGCGGACAGCGCCAACACCTTTGCGAGAGTCATGGTCGTCATGAGCCTTCTCCTTTTCCCGTGATTTGCTCACAAAAAGGGCCGAGGTTTCCCCCGGCCCTTCCAAAAACAAACCTATGGTCGCCTTAGCCCATCAAAGTGCCGAGCCACTTGGAGTTGGGCGCTGCCACACCCCACGCCAAGCCGATCTCGTACTTGATGCGGCGGTACTGACGGTACAGCGCGACCTGAAACGTCAGGCCGGAAACCGGATCCACAATCGTAGTCACATCGTCCGCGCTGTCGCCGCCTTCGGGCATCGCAGGGAAGCGCGAAGCCAGAAGCATCGCGTTGCGATGATAGGCGAGGTTTGCCGTATAGCTGTTGCCGATGGTCATGGCGGTGTTATCCGCCGCGTCCAGACGCAGGCCTGGCTTGTTGAGAACAGCTGTGCCCGAGGCCGCGGTAAAACCGGTGCCCACGACATAGTTGTTGCTGTCCCCGGCGAACGTCACGACATCACCCGACAGGAGTGTACCACCGCTGCCGGTATCCAGCGCAATGGACGTGTCGCCCGCGCTTTCGGCAGCAGCAGTTTGCAGGCTGGTGGCTGTACCCTTGGTGTGGGTCTTGATGCCTGCCGAATAGCCCATGGTGAAACCGTGCATCCGACGCAGTTCACGGTTGCGCAGCATCGCACCACCGTCCCCCGCTTCGTTGGCACGGAATAGACCGGGCTGTTTGCCTTCCAGCTTGGCGCGACCCGCCGAGCCGAGCACCATCATGCGACCGGATGCCGGCGCACCATTTTCGTCGAGAATGCGGTTCATCTCGGCAAAGTCGGTGTGGTCATCGGCAGTACCGAAAGGCGTGGTTCCGGCTGTGCCATAGGCCCGGGCCGCATTGATGTAGAGAGCGGCCAGATCGCTTTCGACTTCGTTGGTCAGGGCGCGGAAGGCCTCGGCAAATTCATCAACCATCAGGGTGTTGATCACGCCGTCCTTGGTCAGCGACAGCTGTTGCTCACCGTTCCAGCGGATCGGAGCCGCACGCGACTTGGTGATCGAGACGTCGACAAAGTCAGGATCGTGATCACCGGAATCCGCAGGATCGTTGCCGGGGACAATGTCCTCGAGCACGATGGGCGTTGCGACAGGCGAGCGAACGGTTTGACCAACCGCGCCGGATTCCGCCTGAGCATCAATGTTGACGTTGCCGATAAAGCCGATCAATTCGCGCGAGACTTGGTTCAGACCCGCGTAGATCGTCGGGATGATATCATCCAGAGTTCGAGCCATGGGGATGGCCTCCTATGAAATTTCAGATTGAGGGGGCCATCCAGCCCAGTGCTTTGCAGGCATCCGCCCGCCGTGCTGTGATGTCAGGGCAGATCAGTCAGCCGAGACAATCGAGAACCCGTCAGCCATCTTGGCCGCGCGATCTGAGTGGGACATAGCGTCATATTGCGCTCGTGTCATCGTTTTTCCGTCTTGGCCATTGCCGGGGCTTCCAGCGCCTGGCCCCTGCTTGCCGGTTCCTTTCAGGATGTAATCCTTGTTGGGATAGTTATCGACGAGGATCTCAAGCGCTTCGTCGAAGCCTGCCGGATCGCCGGGACGCTGCTTGGAATAGATCATTGAGCCGTCAGAGCCGTATGCTTTAACAGCGCCGTCTTCCACTTTGAAATTCTTCGAGAAATACGTCTCGACCATGTCGTAGGGGATGGCGATCTTTTCTTGCACGAATTTCGACCGGGCAAAGCCGCCGCCAATCAACTCGCTGTGCAGCTGGTTGCGGGTTGTATCGCGCTCACCGGTGATGGTTGCGATCTCTTCGTCCTTGGCCGCTACTGCCGCCGCCATCTGTTCTTGGACCGCTGCCACCGCTGCCGTTTTGACCTCTTCCGCCTTGCCTGCATCAATGAGTTTTGCGGCATCGATGTTTGCGACTGTCTCGAGAGCCTTTTTGGCGGCTTCGGGATCCAGATCGCCGAACGCAGAGACCTTGGTCTCAAGCGCTTCCTTTTCCTTGCGGTGGGACATCGCCTCATGGTTCAGCTGCGCGACTTTGTTTGTGACATGCACCGCGTCGAACGGCGTCTCTTTGCCGCTGTCGTCAACATAGACAGGCTTGCCGTCCTGAATGACCGCATATGTCTGGCCCTCAACTTCGATGGTTTTTAGTTTCATGTTCTCGCTTTCCTGCGGTTGCTGTGGCCTATCCGGGCCGTGCTGAAAATAGGCGACGGGCAGGAATTCCACCTGCGCCTCCGTCAACAGTTCAGATCCTGAACCTCGAGCATTCTAGTCACTGAAATACCGTCGCCATCGCTGAACGGGATTCGAACCCGCGCCTGCACCCAGCAAGGGCACCACTCTACCGTTGAGCTACCAGCGTATTTCGTGGACCGATCACGCTAACTGATCGTCCTCGTCCTCGTCGTCTTCGTCCTCGACGTCTTCCCCCTCGAGTTCATCGTCTTCGATCTCGTCCAGAAGCGCGTCAAGGTCCGCCTCTTCGTCATAGTCGCGATCAAGGATGTTGCGGCGCTGCGCCTCGTGGATCGTGGCTGTTCGCGAGATCTCGCCCGTGCTGCGCAAGGACAGGACATGTGCAAAGCCGTCGTCGTCATCCAGATCCATCTGGTGATCCGTGTTGATGGCCACCTCTGGATCTGCATCAAGACTCATCCAGTCGGCAGTCATGTGAAGGGACAGCTCAAGCGCGTCCTTTTGGTCCAGCGCCCACGCCGACACAGCGCTGTTGCCCTTGTTGGCCGCTGTCGCCGCTGTGATCCGGGTCAGATTGCCCGACTTGGATGTCAAAGGCTGACGGCCGAGTTCGCGCAGGTCGTCCTTGGTCTTCTCGATGTCATCCGCGAGAAACCGAAGCGACTCCGCAGAAGGTTCAAGGATCTCCCAACGGGGCGTGACCCCCTCGCCTTGATGCGGCGCGTACAAAGCAACGCCTGGCCCAATGGCCAACGGTTCTGGTTCACCGTTCTCGTCCATCTCAGGCGTCACACCGTTACCAGCGATCATCGGGAACGCAGTCATCATCTTGGCGAATTCGAGATTGCTTTCCTGCGTCATCAGCGTGCATTGCAGATCAAGCGCCGCTTGCAGAGGTGGCGTCAGGTGGTAGCCCCGTTCACGCTCACCGGTCAGGAACGCCACGACTGGGATATAGCCTAGATCGATCACCCCCTCTCGAACGATCACCCATTCCTCGGCGCCGGTCGCAGACTTCACCTTTTCCCAGATCGCAAAGCGCGGGGGGCCATACCCTTCGCCGATCTTGTCGCGGACCAGCTGACGCACGCGCTGAATGGTCCGTTCCTTGAAGCCCTCGGTGATGACTTCCTCTTCGAGAAACCGCACATGCACGAATTGCTCGGCCCCTTCGATCAGATCAGTCTCAAGCTGAAGGATCGAATTGACGGGATACCGAACCCAGCGGACACGCCCACCCAAAGCCTGTTCTTGCGCAACCGTGGCGTCTGGCGGGATGTCATCTGGATAGGTCACCAGCATGACGTCCAGCCCGTAGGCAATCCCGTCCTTGAGCTGATCCCCTGCGAAAACGTGCAGGTTATTGCCGCGCCCGTCGACGTCTTCGACAAAATCCACAAGCTGGGATGGTGCGCCGTCCAACAGATCGACTTTTTCGGCAAACACCCGTTGCGCCAGGCTTTCGGCAATGTCGGGATAGATGCCGGTCAGTTTCATCACCGATTGGCGCAGCTTGTAGCGCTCCGCACTTTCGTTCTCGAGCTTGGGCAGGAAGGTATCCTTGGCCCGCTTCACCGCGGCCAAACCGCTCATGACGGCTTTGACCTTGGCCCAGAATTCACCATTGGCCGCGATGTCAGAGGCCTTTGTTGTTGGGTCGAGTTTCACGGAGATCTTCCTTTTGAAAAGCTGACAGCTGCCACGGGTGATCTCTCCCGTGGTGCAGGTGTTTGTCCTGACGATTGACGCCCGCTGCCGAGGCGCATCGTGGGCATAGGTCACCCTGCCCCATGCCGTTCCGCAGGGGTTTCATCTGGGGGTGAGCTATCCGCTCCCTCTGGAATTTCTGATCAGGATGGAAGGACACGGAGGGCGTTTGGTTCCCTGTCAGCTCTTGCCTGCCGGTCTCGCATCACGAGACCAGACAGACCGTCATCACCGCAGGCCGCAGGTTTCTCTGCACCGGAGCAAGCAGATCATCGCGTCCCTACTGCGTTGTTCGCCGTGCCCATCGATCCTGATTGTTGGCCCGCCCTAAGCCGCCGGTTTCACCAGCAACCTTCTCTTAGACGCGCCCGACGGGCAGACACGTAGCGCCTTGCTGTCCAGCCCTTTCGGGACCACATCTGCCCAAGCAAGGGCGTGCAGATGCAGCTACACCGGTTTTTTGCCGGTATTGGTTGCAGGTGCAGGAATCGAACCTGCCGTCTCTTGGGTATGAACCAAGTGAGCGGACCCAGCGCTCTAACCTGCATGAATTGGCAGGCCCGTTAGCCTGGCTGGTTTGGACCCAGCCCTCGACCCCGAAGATTTCTAAAGCGCCACGGGCCAACGGCGCTGCCCTTGGTAGGGTCTCAATGCGGATGCCTATAGACAGAGCCGCGACGAAGAAGGCCAAAGGGACCGACGACAATCAGCCATGACCCGTCGTCGTACCGGGACAGGCTGAGAAACCAATCTGACCAGCATACGCCAGCCGAGTATTGGCCGTATATGGGCTTAGTGCGCATCTTTCACCTCACGAAAACGCGGCACCGCCGACACTCCCTATCCACATTGCGTCAAGTATGCACACGCCGAACACCAGCCACGGGTTCCAGCGATTGATCCTCACGCAGTACCAAGCCACGGCAAACGTCAGCATTACTCACCCTCGCTTAAAGCATCCTCAAGAGCAGACTTAGCCAAGCCCCAATGGCCAGCTTTCATCAACGCCAACACAATCAAAAAAGCGCCGGTAAGACGCTCGATTTCATCCGCGGCCTCTATTCGAAGGGGCGAGACAGTCCCGCTACCAATCGTGACCTCGGAACGTAGACGATCAACAAGATCCGCCATCACTCACCCTCCATTGGTGTGGTCTGTGTACCGCCAAAAGCTTTCACCCCCACCGGGCGACAGGTGCCAATGCACCGTCATTATCTGCCGCCAGCCAGAGCGGAGCCAAAGAATGCGCCCATCATACATGCGACGCGGGCGCCAAGCGAAAAAACGCAACCATGGGCCAGACGGGGACGCGAAAGCATAATCGGCGGCGTAAGGTTTAGTCATCACTCACCCATCCACCTCGCAAACGTCGCTGGTGTCGGGCAAGTCCCGCAGTTCAAGGCGGAATCTCTCAACCAGCCGCGCAGAAACGGCGCGGGCCTCTTGTTGCGCATGGGAATTGCCACAGATCTCCCAATCAGGGGTTTCGTCCTCTCTCTCAAATCGCATCGCCTGATAAACCAAAACCGCAACATGCTCGCCAAAGCTGTCCGAAAATAGCCGCGCCTTGATTTCCTCTTGGATCGTACTCGCCATCACTCACCCTTTCCTTTCAGCCACTTGATCATCCGCTTCTGGATCTCGGCCCGCTCGGTGTCGCCTTCGGCCTCGTACCGCTCAAGCGTGCGCTGGTAGATCTCGAGCTTTTCGTCGAGCGACAGGGTCAAGGGCAGTCCTCACTTTTGCTTGCCGGTGAGAGGTGCTGAAGATGCCTTTTGCATGTGCTCGTAACCGCGTGACGTTGCGTCGACTTGGTCTTTAAGCTTTGCAGTGGGGAACCCTTTCAGTTCCGCGAGGAACGCAGAATTCCAGTCACCTTCCACGAGATAAAGATTGCCTACCTCGCACTGCGCAGAGACCGGCCTGGCGCGCATTTCCTTGTCACCGCTTTCCACAGACTTGGTTACATCGAGGCCTTGAGCATTGCGGATGATCGAATTTGCGTATGCCTTACCGCCGGCGCCCGGGTCCTGCGGTATTGAGGTCCTGACCCGAGAGAACCGCTTTCGATCCTGAGTTGCGATGTTCTTGACCTTCACCTTGACCTCGGCGTCTGACCATTGGCCCCGCTCGACGTCAACAATGATGGTTCTTTCGTTAAAGTCCTCACCAACCAGCACGCCTGCCGAGAAGGCTGATGTCGCTTGCTTTGAAGCCGCCAAGTCCCAGCCACGCGCAACCTTTTTCAGGGGCGGGCAAGTCGGTAGAATCTCGATCAGCGTCGTGTCGAACATAGCACCTTCACGGGGTGTTGGGCTTTGATCGAACTGACCAGCAGTCGCATAGGCACCCATCGCCTTCTTGTCTCGAGCGACAACCCAATCCGGGAAACGATCAGCAAACATCAACTCATTTTGCTCAGTACGAGGGTCTTGATCATAGACATCTTGCACGGGGAGTTTGTTGATCACTTCTTCCCGATCGTGGGGCCGCGGCGTCCGAGGTAGATACCACCGCTGAAACTTCATGTCGTACCGGGCCTTGACCGGGACTTGTTTGCGCCATTTCGGTTTAACCGCTGTATAGCAACGCCGCGCCGGATCGAATTCCATGGGGAGCATCACGTGCGTATAGCCATAGTCGCCAGACAGTATCTCTCCCGAGACATCACCCTCGTGCAAGCGCTGCATGATAACGGTGATTACTGATGTCTTTTGGTTTACCAGACGTGTCGTCAGCGTCTCTTTGAACGTCCCCACTGCGCTTTGAAGTTTGACGATGCTGTCGGTCTGCTTGGGCGAGTGCGGGTCATCCCACGTAACGAAATTGCCTCGCTTCCCTGTCATGGAGTCAACAGCGGAACAGACGCGAAACCCACCGCTATAGTTTTCGAAGTTCGTCTTCGTATCTTGGTCTGGTCGGATCTTGGTGGGCCACCGATCTTGGAACCAATCACTCTTCACAAGGCGTCTTGTGCGTGAGTTGTCACGTTGAGCGATGTCTTCAGCGAAGCTTGCTCCGATGTACTTTGAATGCGGCCGCTTCCCAGGCCCCCAGAGCCAAGCAGGAAAGAAAACAGCTGCAGCGCTCGACTTTGACATGCCAGGCGGGACATTGATCAGCAGGCGGGTGATTTCACCAGAGGCGCAGGCTTCTAGGTGCTCGCAAACAACATCCATGTGCCAGTTGTGGGAATAAGGCTCTGGATCAATGTGATCCCAAGCAAACTTGACGAATGATGCAAGGGACCTGCTGCAAAGCTCTTGCTCAATAGCGATGAGGTCTGCCTCGCGCGTCATCCGTCGTCTTTCGTTCCCGACAACGCTGCTTGCCGCATATCTTCCAGAGTTGCCTTGCTCAAACGAGATAGGAATTCCGGAGAGTAATCGCTTTGAACCGAGACTGGGCCTCCGTTGCGGCCTGTGTGTTCGACCCGAGTGGGGAACATCCCAAGATGGCGACCGATCTTCTCAAGCGCTGCGACTTTATCCCATGTCTTGATCTTGGCCACATGCTCGACTTCTCGCTCACCGTCTTTATTGGGGGGGCCGGGCTTTGTTACGACCTCGATGGAAGAGATCGCTGGCGCGACATCATCATCCCACAGCAAAGGGTCTTTGAGATTTCCACCAGTCGTCATGACACGCCGCAAATCAGAGAACCCGATGCGAGCAAGTTCCTTCAAGACGCGATCTTGTGTGATTTCAGTACGTTCTGAGCGTTTCTTAAACGCTTTTGCAATGGCTTCTGCCACTTTAGGTCTTTTTAAGATGTCGTGGCCCTGAATTCCTGCCGTCTTTGGGCTGTATCCCGCTCTGATTGCTGCCTGCGTTGCGTTCAGGTCGACCAGATATTCCTCGACGAAGCGATCTTGTTTCGCTGAACGGCTCATACCTAGTGGCTCCCTTTTTCACTTGTTGTGCGCTTCTGGCTCGACGTCTTGTTGCGTTTTGGAGGGGTGCGCAAAAGAAAACCGGCCTGCTATGGGGACAGGCCGGTCTCTTCCGTGAGCGAAGTTGCAGCGCCCGAATTGCGACATTCCTTTGGCGATGTCCTAATGCTGTCAAAACCTTCTCAGAATGTCAATTATAGCGATATTTTGCCCGAATAACTTTGCTAGTGGCTTGAATTTTCAGCAACTTGTTCTCGCCAGAACCCCCTCTTTTCTGGCCTCTTGCGCGGGACGCTTACAAATTAATACATCGCATATAGCGATATTTCTCCAAAGCGATTCTCTTGTCGTCAAACGTCTTGAAGATCTTCTATTATCGCTGTGAGCGATTTATAGGTTGATGTAAGTCCCCATTTGCGACAAGGTATGAACATCGGCCACTGACGGCCAGCGATGAAAAGACAGACCAATGACCGCCATCCAGTTCCAGACCACAGTAGAAACCGGAACCGCACTCGAGGACGCCCGGCGTCACGTGAACAGGACAATCCAGCTGTTCCATAATGGGATTGTTGCCTTGGCAGATGTCGAACTTGCGAAGGCAGAATTCACACGCATCAAGGGAGAATGATCATGATGCTGCCAGAAAAACTCGAAACTCCTTTAGACATTGCCCGGTTCCTTCGGACGATGGACAACTCAGAAGATGCCGAGTGTGGCTTTGACATGCTTCGCCTTACAGCGTCTACCAATACCGAGCACGCCTGTGGGACTGCATGCTGCATTGCGGGCTGGGTTTACATTGCGAACACCGGAGACTTCTCGCCCGATTTGATGCAGTGGGAGTGGGTCGTTATCGACGAAATCGCGAAGGTCCTTGGAGACCGACAAGCCGCAAACGCAATCTGCTTTCCGCCCATCATGTTCGGCGAAACCGCAGATATGACAGGCGTTCCCGAAGAACTGGCGCGCAAGAATGACGCAGAAACCTATTTCATGGGTGCCACGCCACAGCAAGCGGCTCGGGTGATCGAGAACTATGTCGAAACCGGCCAAGTCAAATGGCTCCAAGCCATGCGCGAAGGCTGATTTTTTGGCAGTTAAATGTCGCAAATGGCGACTCACAACCGTCATTGTGTCATCAATAGCGATTTGAGGGCTGTCGAAGATGAAAGCGTATTACAATGAATATGATCCCTATGCTGCCGAATGGCTGCGAAACCTCATTGCCTGCGGTGCCATCGCCCCCGGCATTGTTGATGAACGCTCGATTTCAGACGTGGCGCCCGCAGACCTCGACGGCTTTACACAATGCCACTTTTTTGCCGGTATCGGGATTTGGTCGGCGGCTTTGCGCGCGGCTGGATGGCCTGATGACAGGCCGGTCTGGACCGGGTCATGTCCCTGTCAACCTTTCAGCGCGGCAGGCCAAAGCGCTGGGTTTGATGATGAGCGGCACTTGTGGCCCCACTGGCACTGGCTCATCGAACAGTGTCGCCCTGAAACTGTCTTTGGAGAGCAGGTTGCAAGCGCTGACGGACTGGTCTGGGCCGACCTTGTATCGTCTGACTTGGAAGCGACGGACTACGCCCTCGGGCTTGCAGATACCTGCGCTGCGGGCTTCCGGTCATTCCACATCCGGCAAAGGCTCTATTTCGCGGCCGAGGATAACAAATCTGCCAAACGTGAGGCGTGGGCAGACACTGCCCGGCGATATGGCGGGCTGGTCAACAGCCTCGGCGCGGGACTGGAAAGACACTGCGGGCATGTCGCTGACAGGTCAGAACCCGGATGGCTCGACGCGCGACCGCACCGATCAATTGCCGAGGCAAGCGCAGCTTGCGGGTTGGACAACCCCCATGGCGCACGATACGTCCCCGAGGGGAAAAGGTCAGAAGGCCAAGCACGGGACAAAACACGGGTGTGCGGACCTGAATGCAGATGCTGCTATGGCGGGCTGGCCGACAGCGCGGGCGGGGGACGCGGAAAAGAACGTCAGGACGCACGCCGGATCGGTGAGGGAAATCGCACGCAAGGGTCAGCCACAGGATCTGATACAGGCTGCGCACATGACCGGCTGGCCGACGCCGAAAACAGCGGAAGCGACAGCGGGCGCGGACTACACATCAAAGACAAGGGGCGCGGGCGGCCCGAGTCTTGTGACAAACGCACAGCTGACCGGCTGGCCGACACCGATGGCCGGGACACCGGCGCAGAACGGCAACAACGCGGCGGGGAACTCGGATTACAGCCGCAAAGTGGTGGACGCAGTGAGCGGCTGGCCGACACCGGACGCGGGAGCATTCAACGTGACGTCCAGCGCGGAGACAACGCAAGCGCGCCGGGAAAAACTGAAACACAAACACGGCAACAGCAATGGCGCGGGCCTGACGATCGGGTCAGCGTCACAACTGACCGGCTGGCCAACGCCGATGGCAACCGAAGCCCCGAACATGAGCCAGAACAGAGGCACGGGCCACGGCGGGACACGGCAGCGCCCGACGCTGCAATCAGCACAAGCGATCTGTTCGCAGATGTCATCGCCGATCCGATTGACGGCTACTGGCGCGATGCTGACTGGCTCTGGTGCCGGGATGGAGTCTGGCGGCCAGTTGAACCCAGCACTTTCCCGTTGGCTTCAACGGCTCCCAGCCGTCTGGGACGCCTGCGCGCCTACGGAAACGGCCTCGACCTTGCGCAAGCGACGGGCTTTGTCCGCGCCTACATGACCCGCGACTTGGCCAAGCCGATGGCCGGCGATCTGTTTGAATGGGGAATATGATGGAGGGGGAAAACGCCAAGACCCCACTTGATCAATGTCGCTATATGCGATTATACCTATGTTCAGGCCACAGACGGCCAGCAAAGAAAGGAATACAAAATGCCCTTCCTCACCCTAGAACAGTTCCGCAAGTCAGCTCGCGAAGTGACGCCTCAAGAGCTTGCAGAGCATGCCGAATACACAGTCGAAGACATGCACGGCGTAGCATCGGGCTTGATCTTTGCGGATGGCTGTTACGCTTTCAAATACGACGACGGAACGTATTACACGGTCATCTTTCAAGACATGCCTTCAGGTTCGCTGGAACATGTCACAGCGCGGCTTTACGAGGACTTCTACCTCGACGAATGCAACGACGATTGGAGCCGCTTTGTCGAAGGCTACGTCGCTGACGTGCGCGAAACCTTGACCGACGAGCAATTGAAAAAGGTCACAGAGAACCGCGTCAGCGAGCACGACTTCTACGATGCGAACCAGAGCACGTGCGACGTGTTTGAGGAAGTATTCGGACGTGAGATCGACTTCGATAACGAAGATGAAATGACCAGCATCAACAACGCTCTTTCGGTTGCCTACCTTCGGCTGCGCTCAAACCTTGGCAAAAAGTAACTGCTGCCCGCCCTGCATCCACATGGACGGCCACGGACGGCCGATGACGAAAGGACCTAGAAGTGTTTGACCAGATGCCAACATTCAAAGACCTCAACGACTTTGACTTCAAACCGCACTTGACGGAGGCTGATCTGGCTTGCTTGGCTGACGCTCGCGCGATCCTTAAGACCATGGTCGCCAAAGGCCCAATCCTTTCATCGTCCACGTCTTTACATGCCTATTTGGCGGTCACGATGTCTGGACTGACAAGGGAGAGCTTCCGTGTGATCTTCTTGGATAAGCGGAATAGGCTGATCTCCGATTTGGAAGTGGCGCGCGGAACTGTGGACCACGTCAGCGTTTATGCTCGAGAGATTGTGGCCAAAGCGTTGGAACTAAACGCGACGGCTTTGATCCTTGCGCATAATCACCCATCTGGTGACCCCACCCCAAGCAGCTGCGATGTTTCAATGACGGCGAAAATTCAAACAGCATGCGAGGCTCTGTCCATCACGCTGCATGACCACGTCATTGTGGCGGGTGACCAAGTTGTCTCAATGCGAGTGAAGGGATTCTTACGATGACAGTCGGCTGGGTTTGGGACGAAATGCGTAGATGTTGGGAAAAAGAAGAGTCAAGGATCTACCCAGTCGATGAAGTCTTTGTCGCTTCCGTTCATCAAGTCTGGATTGACGGCCAGTGGCCAACCTTCGACTTGGCAGTGGGTGCTTGCGTAAGGGAAAAAGAAGAATGATCGATACGACAGAAACCGAAGACTTCAACGCCGCTATCGATAAGCTGTTTCGCACGCGAACACGCGCAGCTTTGGTGCTCGGCGTACCAGAGGGAACCCTCAAGAAATGGGTGCGCGGAGAGATCCCAGTGCACCCTACTGCGTCAGCGATGGTGGACCTGCTGCTGACCGGCTGGCGCCCTGATGACTGGCACATGACCGGCCCGAAAATGCAGAAAGTGCGGATCGACATGGGGATGACCATCTCGGAAATGGGCGAATTGCTTAAACTGGATGACGAGACCGTCGAGAAGTTCGAAGCCGATTTCCACGGCCCGCCAGCCTTTGTCGCACGGTTTATTGCTTGGTCTTACGCGCGCCACTGTGCAGCCAAGGCTCAGCCTCCGGCAAGTTGAACGTCAGATCTACGTGCGACAACGTCAGATCATCGCCAGCCTCATAAAACTTGTCCCTGACGTATTCCAGAACCCGGCGCCACTCCGTGTAATCCTGTCGAGCCTGCCGGATCATCTCGGGATGCGGATCGTACCTAATGGGGCACCATTCATACCGTTCGACGTGCTCGCGGCGTGAATAGCCCTTTTTGGCGCGTGGGTTCTTGACCCTGATCACCGTCTTTTTCTTCCCAATGACGACAGCTCTTGCGGTCGTCCTGCCAGCGTTCCAATGCTGTGGGTGGACCTTGCCTTTGACGCCAACCAAGGGATCTGGGAACCGGCCGGTCCGCGCGTAGCTATACGCACGCCGAGCCGCATCGAAACCGCCAAGGCTTTCCGGGGTCATGGCAACCACAGCCATGATCAGCATGGCATCCGTGTGGTGCGCTGCGCCGTCACCAGAGCCGTCCACCATTGTGCCCAAAACAGCAAGTCGGTGCTCCATCCCAACGCCGCCAGGTTTACGTGTGCCTTTCGACGGGTGTTCAAGTTTCGTCCTCTCGGACAGAAACGCCCATTCAAGCGCCTGGCGCGTGTCCATAGTCCAAGCATACGGATCAGCTGCTTCAGCGCTCACACGCGCATTTTTCGGGGTCACAGGCGATTTTCGTGCTTGGTCGATCATCATGTCCTCCGCTTTTGAAATTCGATGCGCTTGCGTGCGATCTCTTCCCACTCGCGCGATGTGGGCGTTTTCGTTGCGTCAGGGTGCCGCTTGATCGTCTCGACGAAGCCATCAAGTTCGTCCAGCGATGAAATCGATGACACCGCGACAGAGACCGTGTGGCATAGTTCGATCATGCTGCCAGTGCTTTGTCGTTGCCGAAGACGTCCCAACCCGGACGCTGCCGCCTGGCAAACATTTCCAGCTTTCGCCGGCGAGGCCAGATCTCGTCGATCATGTCCTGCAGAGTCTCGGGTTTCTCGCTGTGACGCATCGTCGGGTGGTCGATCACGCTGTCTTTGAAGGGCGCAACGTCCGGGCACGGGAACCGGCCACGGGTCGCGATCAAAACGATTTCGTGCCTGTTGCGGACCCAGAACCCGGTCGACGTTCGCGACTTCACCCAGACCAGTTGTGATTTGTATTTGAAGCCCCAAGCGTCCAGCACCGGAAACGACCGTTCGAGCATCGGGACAGTCGTCCACATGAACAGGATCGCGCTGTTCGCCGCTTTGGTAAAAACCGGCAATCGCTTGATCTCAGCGTCAGGCATGCACGGATAGTGCCGCCTCGCGTTCCGCCCGGGCTTTGCCTCAGAATTTGAAGAAAACAGCCATGGCGGGTCCGCGACGATGATCGAGTATCGGCCGCTTCGGGCCTGCGCTAGGTCGGTCAGGATCGCCATCAAACAGACCTCGCCTGGCTCTGGAAACGCCCATCAGCGCCATAGATCTCGCCAAGCTGGTCCAGCGTCAATTTTCGGTAATTCGGGTCGATTTCGGCGACACTGCGCAACAGGAACCCTCGTTTCTTCCAGTCGTCGACGTTGGGTTTCTGGTCGAACGTCACCGGCGTCCATTTGCCAAAAATGGTTTTTTGTTCAGCGAAATACACGGGTTAGATCCTCTTTGCGGCTTGTGATCGACGCAGTTCGGCCAGTAGCGATTTTACTTCCTGGCTGGAACCAGTCGCAGATTTACGAATTTCTTCCATCTCTTGACGGTCTTGCTCGGCCTGTTCTTCCGCCCGCCTACGTCGCTCGGCTTCCAGATTGATCATCCGCCTTTGCTGGGCTTGCCGCTCCGGCGTGATCTCGTGGCGTGCCGGTGGTGGTGCGTGACCTCCCCCGAGATCTTTCGGGGCCACGGGGTTCAACCAACCCCGTTCGATTGCCAGGTCGAGCGACCCGGCAGGATCCGGGAATATCTCAGCGTTTGAGAGCTTCTTGGCCAGCCGGTCGATGGCGATGTCCGTCATCGGCTTTTTGCGTTGCCGTCGATGCTCGAGGAAGTCTCCCGCTAGCGCTTGGCCAACGATGTCGACAAGTTTGTCGAACGGCGTCTTGGGCACCGATCCGAACATATCGCCGAGAACGTTCAGAGCTTCCTGATTGACCGGAGTTTCGTCGTCAAAGCTGTCCCACCCTTCCGGCGGTTCATCCACTGAATTCTGGTCAAAATCCTTTTTTAGATCCGAAGGATCTTTTTTATTTTTAGGTATTATATCTTTATTAGGATTTGTCCCACAAACCTGTCCCACATTTTCGAGTGAAGCTGTCCCGGAAGCTGTCCCACCTTCTGATTTTGGGACAGCACCAACGCCGAATAATTCGTCGTAATTGCAAATAGTTATGACGGAAACCTCTTGTGCTTTAGGCTGTCCCGCAAGCTGTCCCACTTTTTCGCCCGAAGCTGTCCCACAAAGCTGTCCCACCTTTTCGCCGAGCTGTCCCACCTTGAGGCGGGTGATCTCGATGACGCCATCGGCCTCAAGGGCCTTTAGGAACCGGTGAACCTTCGATTTTGACCACCCGAATTTGGTCTCGAGATACCGCAGAGAATGCGATACCTGACCCCGCTTGAGCGTCACGACAGACCCGTGCTTGGTCGTGAATGTCCGTCCGTCTTGCGTGGTCGCATCCTGCGCCAGCCAGACGATTGCCTGAAACTTGGTGAAGGTTTTCTCGACATATCGAGGGTCGCTGAATATCGCTCGCGACAGGGGGAGCCATCCACTCATATGAGGTAATCCTCTCTCTCAGATCGATCGTTGAACACGTGGCTTGTGGGTAGGTCGCAGTAGAGATCGACGTTCCCAGTCGGGCCGGATCTCTGCTTGTCGATGATGATTGTCAGGAGGTCTTTGCAGGCGTCATAATCCGCTTGCGTGTCGGCCAGTTTGTCCATGGACCCGCCACGCTTGGCCAGCTCGAGCGCCTTTTTGATGTAATAGGCTTGGCGGTAGCAGAACATGACGACATCAGCGTCTTCTTCCAGCTTCCCGGACTCCCGCAGGTCAGCAAGGCCTGGCACAGGTGGTTCTCGGTTTTCGACAGACCGGTTCAACTGGGCCAGTGCGACCACGGGAATGTCGAGTTCCAACGCAACCGATTTGAGCATGTCCGAGGCGGCGCTGACGCGCTCATATGCGCTACTGCGATCATCCCCCTGCAACAACTGAAGGTAGTCCACAAACACGCATCCCAGAGGTGTGGGCGTGTCTGCAAGTTGTTGGTGGACCCGCTTGATCGCAGCACGGAACCGCGACAGCGCCCGCACGTGCCGTTCTGATACGAAGATCGGCAAGGATTGCTGCACCTTCGCCTCGTCGACTAGAACGCGCATCTGGTCATCGGATATCCGGCCTTCGACGAGCGCTTTGTAGGGTAAGCTGTGGCCTGTTTCTTTGAGTCCTCGAGACAAGAGGCGCATTGCGTTCTCAGGTCCGCTCATTTCCAGAGAGCCGTAGAAAACACCCGTACCGTTTCGCGCCATCGTGTAAGCGATGGATTGTGCCAGGGTTGTTTTGCCCATCGCAGGACGTGCGCCCAGAACGATCAGCTGACCACCGCGGAATCCGCCGGCCAATTGCGAGTCGAGATTTTTCAGCCCGGTTGGGACACAGCGATCCGACAAGCCCTGCCGGGCCTTTTCGATCTGGTCCATCGCACTGATCAGCGTCGACAGATGCGATCGCACAAGTGGCTTAGTGGTTGTGGCTTGGTTGACCTTGCCTGCGGCGTCCTCGAGATACGAGGCGACCGTGTAGCTGGGCTTCTTGCCCTCTTTAAGGTCCGCATACGACTGCCGCATGGCCACCAGCAGATCGCGCTTGCTTTTAAGATCCGCGATCAGCTGGGCATAATCCCGGATCTGGTCCGGCATCACAGCGTGTACCACCAGCTTGGCGAGATACGGCACGCCGCCGAGTGCCTTGAGTTGTTCGTTGTGCTCGAATGCAGGCTGGACCGTGATGGGCGTGGCCGGAGACCCTGACTCGATCAGGTTGACGCAAACCTCGTAGATCTCGGCGTGGACCGGGTCAAAGAAGGTACTTTTGTCCACAAGATCAGACGCACGATCCAAAAGAGCGCTGTCCGTGAGGATCGCACCAAGGATCTGCTGTTCCGCCTCGATACTGGCCGGGGCAAGCGTGTCACGCTCGTTTATTGCCCGCACTTCTTTCATGAGTGTCGATCCCATATTGGGCAAAAAGATCACCGGTCGGAGGGGTCGCTATCTTGAAAAGCTTCATCCTGGCATAGTCCCAGACAGCGCAGGCATCGCCTTGGTTGTCGTCTTCGACATCCCAGCCAAGCGCCCTGCACCGGGCCATGACGGCCGCTTTTGCTTCCTTGCCCGGCAACCCGCCGTGGCCGATGAAATGCTTTCGCACTGTCGCAATCGGATATTCGCTCACCCGGACGTTCCGCATCCGAGCGACACCCATCACACATGCACGCATCCCCATCGCTATCTGGACGCGCTCCTGTCCTCCGACTGGCCCCGCAGCCAACGCCTTCTCGAGAGCGATGACAGTGGGCTTGTGTCGCTTAATCAGGATTTGAGTGAGGTGGAGAGTTTGGGAAAACCGAGCGGGATGACCCTCGCTCGCATTGCCCAAAACCTCCGTCAGGAATCTCGGCGACCCCGTGACGTCGCCAAAGGCAACGCCACATTTTGTTGCGAGATCAAATGCCAGAACACGCTGCGTCATTCTTCGTTGAACAAGTCCGCAGTGTCTTCGTCCCAGCGACCCTCTTTCATCGCCGCGAACAAAGGCTCAAACGTGCGCAGGAAGTCAGCCCGCCCGGTCTCTGACTTGTCGTTGATCATGCGGATCGTGCCCAACGCCTGTGCATTCCACGACTCTTTATCGACAATTTCTTTGATGTCGGCGCGGTGCTTGCCGTTGGCCTCAGACACAGACTTTTTGCTGTTTGCCAGGTCATCCAAAACCTGCTGCAAGAATTCGTATTCGACCTCGATCTTCGAGTTGTCACCAACTTCGCTCATGTTAATGCCTCTTGATTTTGGTGGGGTCCGTCGCTATCTGCGAACTGCTGGGACGCAAAATAACAACATCTTTCAGGTCTTTCGGGTCGACAAAGCTGGCGACGGGAATTGCCCCGCCAGATGCCTTTTGGATTTTCATGGCGGTCAGCAGCGAGGGCGTTTTCTTGCCCCCGATCATCTCCGACATGTGTGACGACGTGCAGCCGACTGCTTTTGCGAGCTTCCCGACTGTCAGATCATGATTTTTTAGGAGTGTTCGGATGTCAGTCATGACGCCGTTAGTCGCACATAGCGACTTTTTGGGCAAGCGCGAATGTCGCCAAAAGCAACTTGGACGGCTTAACGCTGTCGCTTACAACGATAATATGTTGTTGAGACTTAAAGAAATCAGGAAGTCCATGGGCCTGACGCAGCGTGAGGTTGCTGAACGTGCCGGGCTGTCTGTGAGCTACTATACCGAGCTTGAGCTTGGCAAAAAGCAGCTGAACCAGCACCGCTTGACGACGATCTCAAAGGCCTTGGGCCGCAGCCCCCATGAGATCTTGGTTGATGAAACCAACGCCCGCCAGGCGATGTTGATCACTAAATATGGGGACCTCGTTGAGAAGATCCACTCCCTGCCGGAGAGCAATCAAGTGCTGGTCCGTCAGTTGATCGAGTCGCTTGACGATGCAGCTGATCAACAAAAGTCTTAACGCGATCTAAGTCTTCATTTGATAGTCTGGACAGGGCCTCGAGAAGGTCTTTGTCTTCTTGCACGGCTAAACTCCCTATTCCGGGGACAGGCCGATATCCCAATATCGTCACCCGACACTGAAAAATCGCCCGCGAGCTAATTGCTCCGGGCGACACCTATCATGCGCCCTCGGAAAGGACAATGTCGCCGAAAGCGATTTTTTTCGACTTCCCCAGTTGACTTGATGTCGCTTATTGCGATATTCCAGATAGGCAACAAAGCGGGAATGGACAATGAAAGACATTGGGACGCCACAGGTGCGCACACTTGGCCCGGACGAACTGATCACAGAGCCAGGGTTCTACGAGATCTCACTTGATCGGCATCACTCGCAACCCTGCGACGGGATCAGCGTCACATCATCGACGCTGCGCGACATGCTGCTGCACGGGCCAGAGTATGTCTGGGCATTCTCCCGGCTGAACGAAAAACGCTATGAGCGCAAGGAAACCGACGCGCTCCGGCTTGGTCGGGCGATGGCAGCTTACGTGGAAAACGGGCCGGAAGGACTTGAGGAAGCGGCGTTTGTCCTTCCCAAAGACAAGCCGAACAAGCCAACCGCCGCACAGATCCGCCGCTACAACGAAGGGTCACCTTCCGAGGCTGGCCTAAAGTCGATCAACTTCTGGCGCAAGGTTGATGCGGATCCCCGCATGCAACTCAGCGAGGACGAATGGGAAATGCTCTGCGCGATGGGCAAGGTTGTTGGGCAAGACCCAATTGCCCGTGCTTGTCTCGAAGGCATCCCAGAAATCACGATGGCATGGTTCGACGAGGACACGGGTTTGTGGGTGCTTTCACGCCCCGACGTGACCAGCTTTTCCGGCATGCTTTCAGATTACAAAAAGGTGTCCACGCAAGGCGCCCCAATGAACTGGTGGTTGGTGGATCGCAAGATCCAGAATTATCGCTACGACATCCAAATGGGCTTGGCCAACGAGGCTTTTGAACGCCTCACGGGTCAGTGGTGCGAAACCGCTGGACTGATCTTCCAGATGGACAAGCCACCGTTCAGCGTGATCGCGCGTGGCCTCAGTGATCAGGATCTTCGGATCGGCGCATTCGAATGCCAAAGGCAACGGCGCGAATTTCGCAAATGCTTCAACGAAAAGAACTGGCCCGGGCCGGGTGTCGATGTCGGTGACTTCGTGCGTCCAGAATGGGCTGTGGCAAATTACGCCGAGGAAATGGGTTTGTGAACCGTTCAGATATTACTCCTCAAATACTTCGAGAGCTACTTTTATACGACTCCGAAAGCGGTGACCTTATGTGGAAGCCGAGGGAAGTAAAATGGTTCCGAAAAACTCCATTTCGTGACGCATCTCACAGTATGGCAATCTGGAATTCTAGGTACGCAATGAAACCGGCCTTCACAGCAAAAGATAGTCACGGATACTCGGCAGGATCTGTATTTGGAGTGATGTTCAGGGCACATAGAGTCGGCTTTGCAATCACTTACGGTCGGTGGCCGAAATTCGAAATCGATCATAAGGACGGTGACTGTTCTAACAACAGCCTCTGTAATCTCCGTGAAGCTACGTTTTCGCAAAACAGAGCCAACAGAGATGGACTTCACAAGACCTCAAAATTCAAAGGAGTACACCGACCTGCTCGGAGAAGAGCATATTCTGCAACCATTAAAGTTGATGGCATCATGAAGCAATTAGGCTCTTTTTCCTCAGAAGTTGCAGCAGCGCGTGCTTACGATGTTGCCGCCCAAGAATACTTTGGCGAGTTCGCTCGACTGAATTTTCCAAATGGAGTGTCAAATGACCACCACTGAACTGACGGAAGCCGAGCGCGAAGAGCGTAGATCTGAAATCAGAGCGCGCATCCAAACCGGCGAGAGCATTGACGCCATCGTCCCAAGTAATCTTGATGACGCTTTTCGGCTGGCGACCGCGCTTTCGAAGTCGGGCGACCTCATACCCGAGCATTTCAGGGGTGACGCTGAAATGATCATGGCCGCAATCTTGAGTGGGATGGAGGTGAAGCTCACGCCGATGCAGGCGCTGAAATCAATAGCTGTGATCAACGGCAGGGCCACTCTTTGGGGTGATGCTTTACCTGCTTTGATGCAGAAGTCCGGGCATCACATTGATCACGTGGTGGAAGATCGAGACGGCGTTACAACTGCTATTGCCACACTCACGAGGGGAGACACCGGACATAAATATGTTCGTGAATTCAGTATGGAGGATGCGAAAACCGCCGGCTTGATGAGCAAGAAAGGCCCTTGGCAACAATACCCAAAGCGAATGTTAGCCATGCGAGCGCGCTCTTGGGCATGCCGCGACGGAGCTGCTGACGCATTGATGGGTATCGAAGTCCGGGAGGAAGTTCTTGACCAACGCAATATGCGCGATGTGACCCCAAAGGAATCCGGCTTCGCCAAGATGGCACAAGAGGCCGGGGAAAACGCCACCAATAATGCGAAAAAACCCATACAACACACGTCGGCGTTTTCCACATCTCGGGCCACCGATGCAGATCCGGTAGACGCAATCGCCGTCGACGTTGATAGCCCCGCTTACCAGATGGGCCTTGAAGCTGGCGCTGGCGACATGATCACAATCGATCAGTGCCCGAAAAAGGACGACCCGGTGTTTCTGGAAAACTGGCTTGAAGGGTTTCGGGTGGGGATGCCCGAGCAAAGCGAATGACCAAGGGCCAGCGGAAGGTTCTCGAGTTCATGTCTGACTATACAGCGGCAAATGGCGTGCCTCCGACGATGACGGAGATAGCGGCTCATGTCGGGGTGAAGCAGCGCTCAAACATCCATCGGATGCTTAACAGCCTGATCAACAGAGGCTTTGTTGAGAAAACCGCCGCCGGCCATACACGTTGCTATTTTGTCAGGGACGCGCTCAAGATCCGGATCAGCCAGATCATTGATGCGCACAAGGAAAAGCAGATCCCAGCGGGTGAAGCCCTGACACTGATCGAAGCAGAGTTGGCGATGCCATGAAGCATGTTTTCCCACCGCCGCACCTCCTACCAAAAGTCAGGTCGACGCGCGTGACGCAGGCGATCGCAAAGATGCCATGTAATGCGCGGGTCAGCAGCTTTGTTCCAGGTCACAGATGCGCCCCGTCCGACACGGTTGTGCCCGCTCATGTGGGCAACGTGGGCAAAGGCATGTCGACCAAGGCGTCGGACATTGAACTGGTCGCGGCCTGCCTGCACTGCCACATGCTGATCGACATGGTCGATCCTCGTATCCACGACGTCCTGCGGGATCGGCCCGTGGAATTTTACCGCCGGTTGCTTTCCGGAACCGCAGAAACGCGCGCCATGCTTGTCGCGCTTGGCATCCTGTCTTTTGACGAAAGTGAGATCCTATGAACGACGAAACAGCCATTGCCGTCACAGACGCCGAAGAGGTGATTGTGACGCTCGACATGATCCAGTCGGAAGACTGCCCGATCAATATCGCCGAGGCCTACGAGAACAAGACGCTCCCTGCAATTGTGGATGCGATCCGGAAAGACGTCATGTCAGAAGCGCCGGATATGACGACCACAAAGGGCCGCGACCGGGTCAAGTCTCTTGCCTACAAGGTCAGCCGCACGAAGACGTTCCTTGATGACTACGGCAAAGACATGACCGAGGACATGCGGACCGCGATCAAGGCTGTGGACGCCGAACGCAAAACCATGCGGGACAGCATGGACGCGATCCGTGATGACGTCCGCGCACCTCTGACACTCTGGGAAGAACAAGAGGCCGAGCGGAAGGCGAAACATCAGGCTGTTGTCGACGAGATCGACGCGCTCGACGCAAACTGGCGGGATGATCCTGCGGACATCCGGGCCAAGCTGGACCGCCTGGCCGAGATCCAGATTGACGAGGCGCTGCAGGAATACGAGGTCAAAGCAGCCGATGCCCGGACCCGGGCCAAGGATCGGCTCGAGGTCACGCTTGAGAACGCGGAACTGCGCGTCCGTCAGGCCGAGGACATGGAGCGTGAGCGGGCTGCGCGCGCCAAGGCCGAGGCAGAACTGGCCGAAGCCGAAAAGCAGCGCAAGGAAGCCGAAGCCAAGGCCGAGGCGGAACGTGCCGAGGCGGAAGCCAAGGCCGAGGCCGAGCGGGCCGCGCACAAGGCGGAAATGGATCGTGCGGCGCGTGAGAACCAGCGCAAGACGCACGCGATCATGATCATCTCGACGATCAAGGATCTCGAGCGTGACGTCATCACCGAGAGCATCACAGCGCAGAACGCCATGGATGCGCTGCGCAGCATCGAGATCTCCAAGAACGAGCTGGGCGATCACTACGACCAGACGCACGCGGTGTTCACCGGTGTCGTTGACAGGGTCAAAGCCGCCCTGCCCCAGCCAACGGCAAAGCCCGATGTTTCTGTGCCTGATGACAACGCAAATAGCGATATTGACAGCACCCCGGCAGAGCCAACCGAGGACGATAAACGCCAGGCGGCGCTGTCAGAAATCTCGGCCGCAATTTCGAAGATCAAAAAGGCGGACATTCCGCAGGCTCTGATCGACGGTCAGATCCCGCATGTCACCGTAGCTTGGTGATAGGCGGCTGATTTCGGGTCACATCTCAACGCCCCGGTGTTAGCGGACTGACCCTCCCGTTCAGCATCGTCAAGAAAAAGGACGCGACCTTATTGTTGTCCCATAGCTCCGTCGACCCTTGGGCAAGATTGACGGAGTTCACCAAAAAAATTTGCACACCGTTATCGCTTATCGCGACTATCCACACACCGGAGACCACCGATGAACGCACACAAGAAAATCAGCGCGGCGAACCTCTCTGACTTGGTCAATGACGCGCTGTCATCTTATCCCGGTGACATCACCAGCGCCGCGAATTTCCTGTTGGATCGAGCACGGGGTGACCGTGATCTCTATCAGGCATTGCTCGGACAATACGAGTTGGACGCCGCGCGCCGCATGATCAGCGCCGCCATCGCCAAAAACCGCAAAGACGTCTGGACCCGAACACGGGGCGACTTCGTGCGCCCCAAGCAGCCAGACGCCCGTGTCCAGATGCTGGCGCGCGCAAACTCGACAGCCTTGATGGATTTCCCCCTGCCAGGCGGAAAGCCTCTGCACCTCGCGACAGCCGAAGAGGTCGCCCAAGGCGCAATCTACTATCTCGAACGCGGCAGGGACGCCGTCGCCAAGGGCACTTGGTTGAACCGCATCGCAGATGGGATGAACCCCGGCGTGCGTGTTTCCGAGGCCTATGGCGAGACCGACTTGCAGCGCTTGAAGGGGGACGTGTGATGCCTCCCGAACAGTTTGGTGGCCACTTGATGGATGCAGACCTCATTGCCTTCGCCACCACCCGCCTGACCAGCAACATGACGTTTCCCGCTTTCGGATCGTCAGGCGGGACAGAATTTTGGTGCCAACATAAAAGCTATGCTCAGCATAAGACCGCACCGACACCCGGATCTGCCATAGAAAAATCAAAACCCAATATGCACCCGCAGATCCGGGACCAATTCGACCGCCAAATCAGATACGAGCACCATATCACGGCTGCGGTCGCGGGGTGGGCCAACAGAAGTCAGACACCCATGTTCGGTACGCCTACCCCAATCAATTTCGCTGGCCACTTGACCGCTGATCACCAAGCGAATTTTGCCAGCTGTCCGGGGGCGCCGAAAACCTTGTGTAACCCAATACCACGTCGCGCCACCGGACACCAAACACGCCGCCAGAGGGGATGTGACGCCCTATCGAAAATCGCGGCGCCCGAGTCTGCCACCGAACGCTCGATCTCCATACGCGAAACGCAGACTCGGACAGAATTCAGCTGCCAACAGGGCCTCGTCACCCATAGGGCTAGCGCAGCTGCGGGGAGGGCCACGCGGCTTTTGACACCCACTTCCAGCCCGCCCTCCCCATCAATTCGCCTGAGCCAGGAAACAACCGCCTCCCATGGGGAATTCGCTCAGGCGGCGTGCGCAGCTATAGAATATCGGCACCCACAGCCTGACCTCTGCGCGCGCCTCAATTCCGGTGACCGGGGCACGAGTGTTTCCCATGTAGAGCACGTCACCGGCGGTGCCCGCCAATTTCTCTGCGACAACCCAAGGAAGGACGCGGGCACCAGAAATTTCGGGCCAACGGGATTGAGACATCCATTCAAAAGACGCCCGAACCTGCGCGATCAGGTCGCCACCGATACCCAAGGTAAACCCGTCGCGCAGGACAAGATACGGTCAGCCATTCATCGAACGAAAACCTCGGACGGCCCGCTGACCGCCCGCTGCTCATCAACACGCCGAGACCCATCGAAAGTAACGCGCAGCGGGACAAATTTCCGAGCCATCTGGTGCCTGAAAACCAATCGGCGAGCGCTCGGAAGCGCGCGGCCATCTAGCCAGATTGACCCATTAGCGGCTTGCCGCGCGCCCAGTTTTGGTGATCAGGGGCGCTCAACCCCCCCAGAGTCCCTGATCACCTGTGCCGGCGTCGGGAGAGCCACTCGCCAGGCTCCCCGTTCCCCCGCCGGCACGAAATTTGCGCCGTGAATAAATCGTGAACCTAAGAGCAGGCGCGCAACCGCCGGGCCAATAACAACCCCAAACCCATGGACGCCACGCCCGGCACAACCAAAGGACTGCGACATGAAAGACAACCTAGATACTGGCCCATTCCTCCCACAGGCGGACACGCCCACAGTCGACAAGGCCAGGTCGAGCGACAGCCATAGCCCCCACGAAGACCATGGAAACGGCGCTGCGCTCGACGAAATTTCCCCGGCCATTGAAGCAACGCAGGACCACACGTGGATCGCCGGGGAGGTGATCGACGAGGGCCAAAAAGAGGACGGAAACCATGCCAACCTCGCTCTCGTCGATCACCGCTTTTCAGACCCGCTTGTGGCCGAGATCCTTGAAACCTGGCGCATGCGTCGGGACATGGTCCGGGCGCAATCTCGGCTGACCTTGCAGGCAAAGGCCATCTGCCGTCGCTTCTGCGAGGGCGAGATCAAAGAAGCCGACAAGCTCTATACCGCTGTGACGAAAGGCAAGGATCACCCTCTCGCCGCGTCGGCCGGATTCGCAATCATGCCGCTCGTCGACGCCATGCAGCCCCTTGTCAAAAACCGCGCGGCCTTTGAGCGGCATCTGACCAAACTGGGCGCACAGCTGCCAATCGCTCACATGTCCGACCAGATCAAAGGCATCGGCCACCTAGCGCTGGCAAAGGTCGTCGCTGAATGCGGCGATCTCAGCGCTTACAAATCTGTCGCCGCTGTTTGGAAACGCGCAGGCTTGGCTGTGATCGATGGCGAGCGACAACGCAAATGCTCAAACGCCGAAAAGGCCATTGCGCATGGATACAGCCCATCCCGCCGCAGCACATTCTGGAACATGGCTGACGCTCTGCTGAAATGCCAAGGCAAGGACGAGGATGCAGGCCCGTATCGCCAGATCTACGATGCGCGCAAGGCATTCGAGAAAGCCAAGGGCACGGAGGAAAAACCGATGTCCGACCTGCACGCCCACAACCGGGCACTCCGCTACATGACGAAGTGCCTCTTAAAGGACCTCACAGTCGAATGGCGCGCGATCAACAGACCGTAATGACGGCTGAGCGCTCATTCGAGATTGAGCGCATCTCCAAGCAAATCGCGATCATCATGAGCGATGGTCGCGAGCGCACTTGGGGCGATCTGGATCGAGCCATCGAAGGTGAGACGACGTTTATCAAAGGTGCCATCAAATCAATGCTTTTGGCCAAAACGCTGTCCCGCACATACCAAGGACATGAGGCAATATACCGATGCCCGACAGAAACGACATGAGCGAAGACGACCAGTCCCCGAATGACCTGCAAGCGTTTTCCGGCATCCGGATCGAGATCAAGATCGCGTGGCTGGCTTGCTCACTGTTTCTGACCTTTGTCGGGTGCGAGGTCGTGCGATGACGACGATAGCTGATCAAGCCAAGCAGGTTCGCAACATCGCTCTCAGGAATGCCTTGGAGAACATCATGTCGGACGGTCGTTGGCGCACATCCAGCGACCTCGCAATCAAAACAGGCGCCACCAGCAAAACCTGCGCGCGCATCTTATCGATGATGGTCCGAGAAGGCCTACTGATCAAAGAGCGCGTCCGGGGCGACAAAATATCAATGTACCGGAGAAAATCATGACCAACACACCGACCCAACAGCCTGCACTGGCAGACCGCGAAGACATCGCGATCAACCACGGCATCGACGATGACGAGGCCGAGATTGCCAGCCTTGAGGCGCTTGAGGATGAACCCGCGCCCAAGCCTAAGACGATGGATTTCCACGTCAGGATGAACAGCTACACGCTCTATGATTTTGAGGCATTGGTGATCGAAGCTGCCGCACGGCAACTGACGTCCTCTATGAACGTCCAGCGCGAGATTAAAGAGGCGGCACTTGATCAGGTTGGCGCGAAGGTCAACGCCGAGATGTCCAAGGTGGCTGGCGAGGTGATGCAGCAAACGGCCTACCGTCGCGGCGCTGAAAATGTCTCGATTGCCCAAGCTATCGGTATCGAAGGGCGCGCGTACCTGACTGAAACAGTGGATAGTGAAGGAAGGCCAAGTTCTGGTGGGTTTAGGGCGCGCAATAAGTCCCGTGCAGAATACATCATCGCAAAAGAGCTCCGCCAGATGTTCAAGCGAGAGATTGAACAGGCATTCACGGAATTGCGCACCGAGATCACAGCGCAGGTGAAAGCTACTGTCAGCAAGAAGATCGCCGAAGAGCGTGCCTTTGTAAGCAAAGCCCTTGAAAGCGCAATCAAGGGGGCGCGGTGATGCTCACGAAAAACACCGATCTGCTCAAGTCCGAGATAGCCCATCACATCGCAGCAGATGCCGTGGTTCAGGGGGATTACTGGCGTGGCGCGAAAAACGCCGTCGGCGGCAGGGGCTGCTTTATCGGGTGCCTTGCACACTCGGAAGACGCAAGAATTTTGGGCGAAAAATACGGCCTGCCGCTGATGCTGGTGAAGGTCTGCGAAAACATTTTCGAAGGCCTCCCCGAAGATGACGCTAAAGACTTTTTTGCGCAGATTGGTGATGCCGTTGGTTGCGATGGCAAAGACCTGACGCGGGTTGTCTGGGCGTTTCTCGGCAGTGAGTTGCGCAACATTCCGGGTGCTGACTGCACCGCCATTAGCGACGTGATTGCCGGAATGGACCTGCTTGCTGCTGGAGAGAAATGGCCGGACGCCTATGCCGCCTATGCCGCCGCCTATGCCGCCTATGCCGCCATTGCCGCCGATGCCGCCGCCCGTGCCGCCTATGCCGCCGCCGATGCCGCCGCCTATGCCGCCATTGCCGCCGGTGCCGCCCATGCCGCCCATGCCGCCTATATTGCCGCCTGTGCCGCCGCCTATGACGCCGCCCGCCAGCGCCAAAAAGACACCATCCTCAAGCTCATTCGGGAGGCATCGTGATGCTCGACCACACACCACCCACCGCAGGCCAAGTCGCAAGCAAGGTCATTGCCGACATTGACGCCTTGATCGCGGAAAACGTCACCACCCCTGACATGGGCTTGTCGCAGAAACTGGCCAAGCAGAGCCTTGTCCGCGCCATCGTTGCGCGCCTGCTGGCCGATGCGGGGGAGACCTACATCCTCAACATTTTCAATGAATACGTGGCCGCAGCGCACAGCCTGTCACCCATGTCACGCGATGACGAGGACGAGCAACGGCAGATGCTTGAGGGCCTGCTCTGGGAAGCGGAGCGGGCTGTGAAGCACATGCACATCGACGCGGGGCTTGAGATCCAATGAGTCCTGAGAGCCTGAGGATCGTCCAGCTGCGCCGCCAGATCCATGAGCGCGACCAGCAGCTTGCCGTCGCCCGCATTCACCTGGACGAAATCAAGTCCACCACCCGTGAAACAGCCACCAGACGCCGCGCGATGGCTGCGCTGGCACATGTAGGAGAAGAGGCATGACCACGCTTGAGACGCTGAAGCGCGCCCGTGAGCACCTGTTTGACCCGGGGAACTGGAACAGGGACGGAAATTTTTTCAAAGACAACGATAAGACCACAAGGTGCTGTTGCGCGCTTGGGGCGCTGATGCTCTTTGATGGCAGCGAAGACGCCTTTTCCAAACTCCAGTCTGCCCTGCCTGCTGATAGGCCATTGGTAAGCTTGTACAATGACTATTTCCACACCACCCACGCCGATATTCTGGCGCTGTTCGACCGGGCGATAGCGTCCGTGGAGGCCACATCATGACCCTCAACGACAAATCCGGTGCCCGCGAGATTGCCGAGCACACATACGGGGTCCGCGTGGCTGGTGATGACTACTCGCAGGACAAGCCCGTCGCTATGGCGGGGTGGTCATGGCCGAGCCTTGTGGGCGTTGCTGCTGTGTCGCTGTTCATGGGCTTGGGTCTTTGCTGGGGGCTGGGGTGATGAGGGCGTGGGCTGTCGTGGACGTAATCCTATGGGGAATCTTAGCTATCATTGTCGCTGTCACCTTCTTGGCGCCGGCCGGAGAGAAAGCCGCCTGCGAGCGTGAGCACAACGTCGATGACTGCGTGCGGGTCTATGTGCCAGCGGAGGACGTGGAATGACTAAGACCCGCACATACCCCCGCACAGGCGCGCTGAGAGCGCTGGTCAGGATGATTATGAGAGGTAAGAGATGATGCCGTTTTTTATCTGGCTTGCAATCACGCTCGGAGGACCTGTGGTGGTCTTAAGGCTTATCAAGCACATTCACGAGATGTCAGGCAGAAGCTGGTCACCAAGCTCTGACGATTTGACGAACGGGACTGTCGCCATCCTATTCGTTTCGGGAGTCATCGGCTTTTTTGCTGTCCTGGCAATGTTTGGCGAAGTCCAATGACCCGCCGCACCACAGCAGCAACCAAGCCGACAGTCGGAGGTAAGAGATGACGCAGACGCTTATCGCCATCACAGAGGCGGATCTGACTAGCTTAACCGACGCGATTGACCGCATCGAGAGGCGCTTGGCACAAGTTGAGATGCGCCCGCAAAAAGACCTTCTAACCGCCGACGAGATGGCCGAACTGGTCGGAAAGAGCAAGCAGACGATCAAACGCTGGGCCGAAGCTGGCAAGCTGGAAACCGTCGAAGTCGGTGACGAATTGATGTTCCCGCGCCCTAAGCCTTAGTCCAACCGCTTCGCAATCTCGGTCGCGGTTGGATTGTAGTATCGCTGTAATTGTCTGAGGTCCCTATGCCCCGTCATCCGAGCAAGATCCAAGACGTCGATTTTGCGCGCCAGGCGCGTGATCGCCTCATGACGGCTATCATGAAACGTCAGGTCCACGACCTGAGCACGACCAGTTATTTTGCGCCACTGAGACGTGATCTGAGAGCTGGTCAGCCCGAAGACATCATCACCAAAGTCACGTGGCAAACTCTCGATGAGGCGCGCGGCTTCAGCGGACAGGGGCACGTTTCGAGAACTCCCGTTTTTGGTCTCGGGCAGATGGACGAAGCGTTTACTCAAATTAGTGTCGCCCCACGTCAGGTTGGCGATTTCCCCGGCCCGCATTGCGGTCTCGATGGCAAAGAGCCATGCGTGCATTGTGCGCCCGATGATGGTGTCCAGACGCTTGCCGCCTGCCAGGCGCAGACGCTCTATCTCGGAACGAGATGGGCGCCGGTCCCGCGCCTTGCCATCGCTCGGCCTGCGTACCGTGCTGATAGGGTTCTTTTCGAGCATTTCCCATTCGCGGACAGCGTGGTTCAGGATCGCCCCGATCTGTTCCATCTCCCGCCTGACCGTCGAGCCTTTGACTTCCTGAAGGCGTCGGTCGCGCCAGTCCGCAAGATCCGCAGACGCCAGCTTACCCATTTCGACTTTGCCCAGTTTGTCGCGCTTAATGCGTTCGATCCGGATCATCTCAGGCCGCGCGCCGCGCTTATTGGCCGAGACCTCACGCGAGTATCGATCCATCACCTCGCCAAACGTCAGGCGCGATGCGGCGACCTGTGGGGTTTCCAGGTCCGATTCCTTGCGCGCAGCCCACGATTTCGCAGCGCTTTTGGTGTTGAACGTCTTGCTGGCCCGCTTGCCAGACACGTATATCTGAGCACGCCAGCGCCCGTTCTCCTGCTTCGTAATGCTTGCCATCGGTCCACCCACAATTGCGCGCGGGGAGTGAATTGGGGAGCGCGCGGGGGAAGCGTTGATCAAACCTGCGTTTCAGGGCAATTCAGAACAAATGTGAACGGTCGTTAAGGTGCCGTTTTGTAAACATATGTTTTTCACAGCCTACCAAGTCTGGGATAATATGGTGCGGGTGAAGTGTCTTGATAGCCTTTCTGCTTCATATACTTATCGAACACTTGGGGAATTCGCGGGCACTGCGCGCGCGTTTTACCTGAAAATCGACCGGATCTTTGCCCTGCCGGTTCAAGTCCCTCCGGGCCTACCAAAAATCCCAATTTATCCAACAAAATCAACGACGGTGTGTACCCGGCTTCGGCTGGGGCGCTCCATGTTTGTCAATGGGTTACACGCGGTGTGTACCCAAGAAGGGACTGAAGGATGCCAGACGACTACACTGACGACATAGAGATTCCGGTCGTCTACATCACAGACGACTGGGCGGTTGATGACGTCGATACGATTGACGATTGCGAGGACGCGCACACACTTCTGATCTCGCAATGTGCAGCCATTGAGCACCGCATTGATTTGCTGCAACTGCACAGGGAGAAATCGTCCGAGATTGCGCGCGCAAAGGCGGCGCTTAAATGGAAGAAGTTAGGGCTTGCCCTGATCAACGCGAAGAAGGGGAAGCTGTCCCGCATCGCCCAAATTGAGCGCGATAACTCGCGTGACCGGCTTATCCTGTCCTACATCGGCGCCGAAAACCCGGCCCTTATTCGCGATGCCGATAAATGGGCAAGAGATGTTACAGCGCGACGAGCCGCCAACGGCGACTAACCCCCACACAGATCAAAGGAGAGTGAGATGGCAACGGACGAAATGCAGGCATTTAGGCTCGCCAAGGAGGCTGCCGCTCTGGACTTCAACTCTGCAATCCAAGGCGTTTTGGCGGGCCATGCTCAAAGACAAAAGGCCGATCAAGAACGGTATGCGCAACTCGACTTCGCGTTTCTCAGCCTGCTTGCCCTGAGCAAAAAGGGGGCGAAAGTGGGGGCAGACAGCGCGCTTGCGGACATTGTTCGCGCACAAATCCAGAGGCATGGACCCACATGCGAGGCAGAGCGCGACTTTCTTGCTGCCAATACCACCACACAGATCAAAGGAGAGTGAGATGATAGATTGGCTGTGGATCGTGCCCGCGTTCCTTGCGGGCTTCGCCCTTGGCTGGGGAGGGTCAAAGCGGTATGGCGCTGGTGTGACCACCGGGATAATCGGCACCATCCTAGCCTTCTTCTGGCTGGGGTAGATATCTATTTCTGCGCGTAGCTCAACTGGATAGAGCATCGGTCTTCTACACCGTTGGTTGAGGGTTCGAATCCTTCCGCGCAGGCCACCTAACCCCCACACGCCCCCTGCAACCCTAACCGTGGCCCAAGTCGGCCTGTATTTCAGGTCTGATGGGCAGACTGTCTGGCGCTTCGACTTGGTGCTTTTGTAGCCACTCTTGCACTGCAACCCAGACATCTTGCGACCCGTGAGAACGCATCCCCAAGACAGTCTCGATTTCGTGCGCTAGGTCAGGTGGTATGCGGTTTGGCCATGTCATGCGGGCAATAACTACGGCAACGCGCCTGGCCACAACCTATGGTTTTTCACATACTCGTGATCCTTGACAGCAATCGCAGATGCGTGCTGACCTTCTCGCCTTTGAGCCTTGGAAGGAGGATAGATGGTAGATGAACTTTTGAACATGTGGGGAAACAGTAAGCGCGTTCCCTTCGACGTGTTTATGCGGGAAGTCCCCGCCATGTGTCATAGTATCGATGACAAGGGGTACTTGATGAACGTGTCTAACCTTTGGGCTGAGAGGTTGGGTTACAGGGCAGAGGAAATGATTGGCCGCAAGTCGGTGGACTTTCTAACTCCTGCAAGCCGAAAATACGCAGAAGACGTGACGCTTCCAAAATTTTTCGAAACCGGCCGGATGCATAACATCCGCTATGTGTTTCAGGACTCAGACGGCGAACCCGTGCCTGTGATCATGTCCGCAGTCGCACTTACTGACGAAGGTGATTTTGGCAGATCGATCGCAGTCATGTTCGACAACGGCATCGCAGAGAAAATTGGTCAGATCGAAGCAGTATTGCAGCAATCGATCACTGACATGGAAGAGATCCGTCACGGGTTAGAGGCAAATGGACTTGATGCGTTGGACCGCATCTTAGTTCGCCTGAACAACATCAAGTAAAGCGTTGCGGGCCTATCCAGATTAGGCCCGCAACATCACTTGCAGTCGACGGGTTCTGGCTGAATGTCCTCGTCCTGCGCCCTATCCAGAATTTCCCGGATCGCAGATTTGTGACAATTGGCCTCTACCCGGGCCGCATCCAGCTCTGAGATCCATTTCCCGAAAGCACGCTCGTCGCGTCCTTCCAGCTCTGGCTGCGGGACCGGGTCAGTCAGAACCTCCGGGACCGGCGGGATGACGATCTGGGTCACTGTCACTGTCCGGGTCTCTGGTGCGCAAGCGCTCAGCAAGATCAAGCAAAGCATCGCTGACTGGGTTGTCCAGTTGATCATCATGGCTCTCACTCCATTGGCGGACCATATCCGCAATCTGGGCGCGCTCTTGCTCGACGCGCTCAAGGGTTTCGACAGTTACCGCCAGGCTTGCTTTCGATGCTGCGAGTTCTGACTCGAGTCCGTCAGCCTTGGCCTCCATGGCATCGGCAAATTCTGACATGGCGTTGAGCTGATGCTGCGTCTCAGACAGCTTTCCGGTCATGTACCAAACGAAGCCGATAAACAGGGCGAGGACAAACGTGGCAGCGATCATCGGGATACTCCTAAGCATCAATCAAGCTCCGGCATTTGGACGGGATCACGGGGACGCTGGGTGACGTCCGCCATACCGTCTGGTTTGAGGTGCTTGAGGGCGTGTGCCCCGACGACACCAGCGATAGAAGCAGGCCAACCCAAGGCGAGCAGGCCATAGGCGCCTGGCATTGCTATGCCAGACGCTTCGCGGTGGATGACCCAGACGACCAAGGCGGTCACAACGACAAAAACAAAAACCGCAGTTTCGCGGTTCCCGGATTTGCCGCCGATCACCCAAGTTCGGAATAGACGGATCACGACTCTCGCCTCGAGATCTCGCCGGTCGACGCAACGGGCGCCAACGGTGGCACGACATCAGCTGGCAAGCGGTATCCGAGAAGCCGCGATTTCGGGAACCACGTCTCAGTGACGTTATCCGATTGATTGCCGCCGATACCGCGGATCGCGTCCGCGCTGGTCCCGGTCACGAAGAACACGTGGCCGTGCCAGCTCTTGGTTTTGTGCGTGCGCCACAGAACGCAGATCGAGCCGGTCCTGACATTGTGCGGCTCGACAGTCGCCCCGTAGTCCAGCCATTTCCGAGCGCCGAGGACATTCGCCGGCATAGCGTCGGGCAGGCCCGCCGACCTCAAGCAATGGGCCACGAAAAGCCCGCACCAAGCCGTGTCGTCGCCCGGATACCAGACGTCGAGATCCTTCGCCCATTGCATGATCCGGGGATTGTCACCGGGGCCTTTGACTTCGCGCGTGCCCAGCAAACGACGCGCTTCGACAAGCCAGGTGGGATCTGAACCACTCGACGCAGGTTTAGGTGCCATTTTCGCTGCCGGGTCGAACAGCCGTGACAAGGTCACTTGCCCGACGAAGGATCGAGCACGAAGGCCGTGCGCCTGTTTGAAGTCGATGATCGCGTTGCTGGTGGCTGGACCTGGCATCCCGTCGACCGGCTGTCGGTAATAGCCCAGATCAGCCAGCCGCGCTTGGACAGCTGAAACCAGTTCTTTTTTGGTGCTCATGGCAAGACCTCGAAAAATGGTGATGGGGGAACATGCAAGCGATCAAACTGCGGACACTCTGTTTGATCCGGCAAAATGATCGGCATGTAGGAATAAACCCCGGGCGGCATGCTGTCGGGGATTTGGACTTCGATCAGAAACTCAATCATGTCGAAGCTGGCGGGAGCTTGTTGTGTCGGGATCGTATAACTGTACCGAGGCTCGATGCGCTTGCTCTCGTAGCTCCAGAACTGAACCAAAATATCGGTTCTGCAGTCATCGTTCCGACGTAAGAAAAACAGAAACTCAACAACTCCACCTGATTTGATTTCGCCGGGAACCAACTGAGCGCCCGTTCCGCCAAACTCAATCAATACTGGCTGCTCAATCGGCCAGCGCGCGTTGATCTCAGCTATCATTGCCTCAACTACAGCCTCATCACGGCTGTCTAATATGCTGTTCAGGCTCGCCATGACTCGCGGCTCCAACGCCCACCAGCCAGCGGCTGCGCACACGCCAATGGCCGTCAAGAACGCCCCGGTCTGAGCGACAAAGGCCATTCCGCCCCGCCTGAATTTTTCGACTTCGACGTCTGACATCGGTTTCACACTCTCTCTCTGTTCGCTCGGCTCATCCGCCTGGCGGTTTCTTGCTCGAGCCTCGTGGTCGCTATTAGCGATTTCATTATTGCATAAAGTCTCTATTAGCGATATCGTTGATATGAGGCCATGGACGGCCTGAGATGAAAGGACATTGGAATGAATACCCAGCACGACCCGCGCCTGATGAAATTGCTCAAAGATCGCTATTCACCGAAGGTCGACCTCGAGTTCCAGATCACCCACTACGGCCGCCACGCCACTGTCTTTGCGCACGTCTGGAAAGGCGACGATGTCAAATGCCTGGAGTTGATGTCCGACCTCAGCAGCGTGGTGGACGCTCTGGCCCAAGTCAGGATCGAAAACTTCAAAGAAACGATGACATTCGCGCTCGGATATCAGCCCGAATTCCGGGTTCTTGAGACCGAAGACTTCCGCTGACCTATCCCAGAAAAGGAAAACGACATGTCAAAAAACAACAGTTCAAGCAGCAGTAGTGGCATCGGATTTGTCGGCTTGCTGACCATCCTCTTCATAGGCCTCAAGCTAACAGACAACATCGATTGGTCTTGGTGGTGGGTACTCTCACCATTGTGGATTTGCGGGCTGCTTGTTTTCGTCCTGATCTTCATTGTGACCTTCATAGGCGCGGTGAAAAAGCTATGAGCGACCAAATAAAGCCCATCTACTCTCTCACCCTGAATTTCTGCACCCACCGCCCGCCAGTTAAGCGGGGATCAATGGGCTACTTTCTGATCCGGTGTATTAACCGGGATGATGGTAAGGTCCGCACCTTCGCGGCCTATTACCTGAACCAATACGGTCTCAATTACGAAGACGGGTGCAGTGATTGCCCGTTTGATGACACCTGCAAGCAGGTGAACGGCGGCCCATGCCCTACCACAGGTTGGTTCTACGAGACCGTCGAGAATGGTGACGATGGGTTCTACAACCCGGTCAGCGGCGACGTGGAAGCCTGGGCCGAACTGCCGGGGCCAAGCGAATGACCCGGGTCACATGTCGATACTGCGGGGGTGATCGCAACCTGTTGCTTGACAGCGCTAAGGACGAGGACGGGATGTGGGACAGTTGGCCAATCAACTTGTGTGAGTTCTGTGTGGAGCACCACGAAGAGCGGCGCAAGGCCCGGGCCGAGTGGGAATACTATCACGAGGAACCTTGCCCCGAGGGCGAGTTGCCGCAACCAGGGCCGAAATCATGACCGAAGCGCAGATCGAGTGGATGAACAAGAACCCTGAATTTGAGCGCATCGGGATGCCAAGATCCGTTCAGTTCTCGCAATGGGGTTCACTCAAGGCAGACGGCACATATGAGCGAATGGATAACCAGCCGCGGAAACCAATCGTCGTCGGCGACGGATCAATCGGTGTGGCCGTGGTCGAAACCGCGCAAAACAAAGGAGCATAAAGATGAAAACCATAACTAAAGCCGGAATCTTCGCAGGACTTTGCATGGCGCTGATGGCAAGCGACTGCACCAATACGGACGCGACCGTTGTCAGAAAGAACCTCGATACAGCCGCCGAACAATTCGAACTCGACCGCCGGATCGTTTTCTACAATGTCCGCCTTGGCACTGAAATCGCACTGTTTGAGGGTAAGTGCGACATCTCCGACAACGTCCACAAAGTGCAGGTCACATGCCGAACTGGCCCAAGCACGTATGTGCGGCACCAGCTCGGGCGCGGGGAAGACGTCACATATCTCTCGCAGCAAATGGAGGGCGTGAAGACAAGCGCCTACCACAACCGGATCATCTGGAAACCTCAGTCACTGGTGCCAGACATTGACCTGACGGGAAGCTGGGAAGAGCTGACCACTGATTTCGAATGAAAGGACCGGGTCACAGCGATACTGTGACAGCCTACGGCGGGCTAAAGCGTGAAGCCTTTGGGGCATAGCCCTAATGGAACGGACGCAGCCGAACCTAACCGCGCCTGGCCCAATAGATCTGCGCGCCCATCACGAACAGCGCCGCAAGATGCATTGGAATGACCGCCAATCCCATGATGGGCACCCACCAGCCGGTTGCGGCGCCCATGCTCACGAATAGCATATCCTCGATACCGTCCCGGACAGACCCACCCTTGCGTCTGTCCGGGATTTCTTTTGTCAGATAGTAAATCAGCCCACACAGCAGGATTGTGGGTAGGATCTGCGCACCACCCCAAGCCAGAACAGCGCCCGGATATATCCCGAAGGCCCAATGCCAGGCCCCGGTCGACGCCCTGTGGTGAGGGTCCGGGTTTCGCGGTGAGGGTGACGAAAGCGACTCCCAGAGATCACGAAGCAATGCCAAAAATCGCGTCCAGTTGTGAGTGCGTCAGGCCCGCATTGGTGCGCAAAATGTCGATCAACGGATCGTTGCGTCTGATCTCCGTGGCGCCGATAAAGCGCAGCTGCGCCTCTGTTCTCTGCGCTCCCTCGGGTATGGCTGACAGCGCCGAGCTTGCCGCCGCAGGCAGCGTGCCAGATTGCAGATATGCCGTCGCTTCGGCAGTTGTGATCAAGCCAGCGCCGGCCACCGCAATCGTAAAATCGACGCGGCTCATGGACGTCTTGTCGCGCTGTTCCGAGATCCGTGCTGCGTCCCGATCTTCAGGGGTCTCCATCTGAGACCAGTCGATATTGCTCATTTATTCGCCCTCATATGGCGGCAGCGGCAGGTAGCCATCAGCTCGCGGAGAGTCTGACATCACAACCGGATCAGGCCGACGCGCCGCGTCTGACGCAAGTTTCCCGTGCGTGCAGATGATGTTCAGGACAATCTCGCCGTTCGTCCGGGTCATGTCCCCAATGAAGTGCGGCGAGTTGATCGCTTCGGCGGGCAAGTCTC